AATAATATTTCAAATAAAAAACCCATAATCAATAAAAATTATGGGTATTAATATTAAGTCTCTTCATCGGAGCCTTTTTGTTTAGGTGTGAAGGTGATTGGTATGGTCTCTACATTTTTTACTGGGATATTTCCTCTCCTAAATACCTCAATCTTTCCATTAGATATTTTAATATCTTCAAGGCCTGAATCTGATTGTATTAGTATCTCCTCTATATCAGCAGATATGTGTTCAGCTTTGCCTCCGTCTTTAAATCTGATGGTTGTTTTATACTTCCGGTTCATATCCTTTGTTGTGTAAGTATGGGTAAGAGTATTTCTTTAATAGGTTTCTAGCAAATTCATATTCACTAGTTAAAAAATGGTCTCTTGTAGCATTTTCATAGCCCAACATATTAAGAAGTATATTTAATCTTTCTTTTTCAGCATCATCCAAATCCCGTTGAAGTCTCTTATTAGCCAACTCATCTTGGGTCATTTGTCTTTTTTTAAAAGCCTGTTGAGATGCTCTAGCTCCCATTGGAGTTTGGTCTAGAGCTTCTTTAAGTCCTCTTTTCTTTTTCTTAGCCATATTATTGTATATTTAAAAATATTTTCAATATTAATACAAACATTATGATTGCTACTACCCAAAGCATAGTTCTAAATTCAGAATCCTTTCTTTTTTGAATCTTCTTTTGGGCCTCGTTGGTCATTTTTCCTTTCTTCTCGTTTTTATCTCCTTTCCATTGGTTTCTCTCATTTATACAATGGTCACTGTATTGGTTATAAGGCATCTCCATAGTAGGGGTATTAGATACTGCCTTACCTTTTTTGAGTTCAAATAAAGGAACGTGATAACCTTCTGGTGTTCCTACTAAGTATTTTGTATTACTTATTTTAACCTCCTTTAGTGGGATATTAGGGTATACAAAATCTTTCTTTTTAAAGTTATATTTCTTTTTCATCTTTTAATAGGTTAAATTTAAAATAAATAGTCATTAGGTTATTTAATAAATGATTTTTAAAAAAAGAGCCCAACTTTTAAGTTTAGTAGTAGTAATTACATATAGTATTGGCTCTTTTTAATATCTTAAGGTAATGGTTATGATTATCAATGGGTTATAAGGTTTTTATTAATGATTAACGGCGTTGATTTGAAATGAAAAAAGGAGCATCAATAATGCCCCCTTTCCAAACTTAATCAATCAATCATCAATCAAAAATCTAATCTTAAAAGGGATTATTACCCTTTGTATATACCTTATTTCCGAATGCTCTCGCTTTCTTTAAAAGAGCCTCTTTCTCCTTTTTATCCTGTGCCTTTGCAATCTTCTTTTCAAATGCTCTCACCTTTCTTCTTACAGAATGCCTGAATTTCTTTCTTTCAGGTAGGGTATCACAATTTTGAGGATAAATGTAAAGAAGGTCTTTTTTATCGGTAATCTTCTTTTCAACATTTTTGATGTTTTCTTCATCTACCTTTTTATCTTTTGATTTCTTGGTAGATGTTTTCTTTGCAGTGTTTTTAGTTTTTCCTGCAATTTTCTCGGTTTTCTTTTCTTTTGTTTTCATAATTGAAAATTATTTAAATGATTATTAATTATTTGATATTCAAATTTAAAAAGAATTATTGATTATGCAATAACCTTTTTCATTTTAATCAGTGGTTAACATCATGTTATTATAAATATTCTTAACATCAAGCCTATTATCTCTTACCCAATAGAACTCCTTTCCATCAGTCCATACCAATCTACCTTTGCTCTTAAGGTAATCAGCTAATTGAGGAGATATAAACCATATACCTTCATAATACTTTTCAGGTAATTGCATTAAGGTTTCTAAATCAAAGTTGGTAATATATTTCCTTAGGGTTCTAAAATCCCTTTCGGCTAAAAGCTTTTGTAAAAGGTAGGCCTCCCTTATTAGGTTAGCATCTACCCATTCTTGGTATTTAATCTGTCCCATATTTCAAGGTGTTAAAGGTTTCTTTTATTTCCTTAGTAATAGTCTCTAATGCAGCTATCCTATCTTCTAGGTGGTCAAGTAAATCTTGATTCTCTTGGCCTAGATTATATTCTTCCCCTACCCTATCTTCATTTATAAAGAAGGTTATTGATAATACATGCTCATCTTCATCCCAATGGCTTAGTAGACTTATATTAGCTATATCTTCAAAACCTAAATTATGTTTTAAATAATTAAGCTCTATATTTATAGCTGTTAATTCATCATGTTCCAGGCTTGACATATTAGAAGAGAAATCCTCTTCAAACCTTAATTGAAATACCTGCTCAGCAACATAGGTTTTGGTATTACTGTTAGTATTTATCATAATTACCGGGTCTGATATAAGCCTTACCATCTTTAAATCCCCAAACTCAAAATCTGATATAAAACCTATTCTATCTTTGTTTAGGTTAATCTCATCTACAAAAGTTCTTGCTTTAAGCACATTATCCATTAATTCAGCCTCATAATCAGTCTTAATCCTTTCTTTAATTTTCTCGGTGTTCATCTTTCTAAATTTAAAATTTGTTTAATGGTGTAATTATCTTCTCGTAAGTATTTGTAAGCCTCTTCAATTATCCAAAGCTTAAACTCTACCCAATTAATTGTATCTTGGTTCTCGATTACAAATTTTGAGTCCTCCTGTTTGCAAAAATCTAATAAGGCATCATGTTGAGCATCTGAAAGGTATTCAAATGAATGAAATACCTTCATCATGTTATAAAATACCTTCTCTTCACTCATTAACCTTACCAGATAAAATGTGGCATTGGTTGAGAATCCATTAATCGTCCCCATTCTTAGCCTCCTCTCTTTTTAATTCCTTTTTAATATATTTCTCTAAGGTATTGGTATCCCATGATACAAAACATATACCTCCTCCATATTGTTTGTTATCAAATTTCCTTCCACCCCATTTCCTTGCTCTATTAAGAGCCTTTCTATAAAGTGTAGGTATATCCATCTCTTCTTCCTTCTCGGTCTTTGTAAGAAGATTTAAGAAATGGGTAACAAATCTTGGGTGTCCACTTGAATTTGAATTAATTCTTGTAAATTCCATCTCCTTTGGGTTTATAGTGATAAATAAATGATTTATAAGCTAAAACTATATATTCTAGCTCTTCACTTGTTAATTCCAAATCCATAGGCTTTGTATCTTCTTGGGTATCATTGAAGTGTTCAACCCAATCCTTAAACCTTGAACAAACCTTATCCATAATATTTTCTATAACAAAATCACAATATTTGGAATCAGGTGAGAGTTGGGGATTTACTGCCTTTATTTCATTCATCCATCCCCAAGCAATTGAGTGTATTAAGATTAATCTATTCATAATTTTGATTATTTGATTTATTCAAATATAGATTAATTCCTTTTAATATCAAAATTTAATTCCATGGTTATTCTTATGATATTCTAGTATAATATCCTTATATAGATGATTAATCACTTATCCAATTGATTTTAAAATACTAGAATCTAATATTTAAACACAGAAAAAGAGCCTTCTTAGGAAAGGCTCTTCTTTTTTTTAAATATATAAGTGGGCTTTTTGTATTCCTCTGATCGTTTTTATTTCTTCTTGTAAGTAAGGGAATTTGAATTGTTCATTAGTAAGCCCATTATCATCTCCATCTCTAATCCGGTTAGTGTAAACTCTGAACTCTGCGTCAGCAATCAGAGCAATAACCGATAAAGCAAGTATTCCAGTCAATAAAGCAAAGCCTCCAACTTGGAGAACATATACTATAAAATTACCTGCAATTATCTCTTCAAAATGGGTTATCCCTAAAGTTAATGCAAATATTAAATTTACAATAAAGGTTAAGGATAAAATAGCCCAAGTCTTTTTAGAGACTCTTTCTTTGTACTTTAGGTAGCACGGTCCTCTTACATTTTCCATAAGCATTTAGTTTATTTTAATTTAATAGTCTTTGTTTATATTTGAGCTCCTTTCCAAAAAGCTTTTTTAACTTCTAACCCATATCTTTTCAATAGGTTATACATCTCCATGTTTATCTCATCGGGGTAGTGTATATCATATCTAATAGAACCGAACCCAGTTACTTCTACAAACATGGGCTTATCTCCTCTTAATTGATATGATATAGTTTTTCCAGTGGTTGTTGTCAATTCTACAAAACCTATATCATCTTCATCATCCCATGAAAAGGTTTTATTTAATATCTTACCTATGCCCATAAAAGGCTTTAGGTGTTTTTTAAATATTTTATCGGTTTGCTCCTTAGAAGCATTAATTGGGTTATATGTCATTTCTTTTATTATTTGATTTATATAAAATTAAGAATAATATTTTAAATAAAAAACCTTTTTATAACCAATCCCATTCGTTAATGATTTTGTTAATAAGTAAGAGTTCACGTTTTATCTCTGACCAAATTCTAAAATCATGATGGCACATTATATGCCCATATTCATCTATCATTCTATATTCCTTAAATGTGGGTTTAGCAAATTCAATCCAGGCTTCTTTCTCTGAGTTAAATTTATAAACATAGGTAGAGCCTTTATCCTCTTCCATTCGGGTTAATAGAAGCTCCTTTATTTCCCTAGAGGATGAATCAAAGAAATTAGATAAATATTCATCATCATCATGTTTATGCAATGAATTTCTTAATGCCGCGATAAGGTAATATTGATGGGTTACCTCCTCATATTTCTTATGGTCTTTATTTTCTTTAATCCAATCTTCAAGGCCTTTTATAGAGAATATCTTTTTCATCTTATTGGGGTTTCCAAGGGTTTCTTAAATCATGAGGTTTAAACTTTAATTTAGCCTCATATCTCATTTCTTTAAAAAGCCTCATATAGGCCTTCTTCATCTTTTTTGTAGAATAAATCCTGTTTATTGGGTTACCATTACCTAAAGAATAATACAAGGTATATTTACCTTTATTATCTATAGTTATAAAATAATGAATTATACTATCAGGTGCTCTCCTTTTTTCAGAACGATAGAAAGAGCTCTCATAAAGAACTCTTCCCCCACCTAGCTCATCCCCTATTTTAAGTTTTTCTGCACTCATTTGATTTCAATTAATTCTACATTTCTCTCGTTAATCCTTCGAGCTTTATATCGTTTCCCATTGATTTCAATAGTCTTATTAGCATAAGAAGAGGAAGAACCCCTTACCTTTCTTCCTTGGGTTTGCCCTTCTATCCTAACTGTAAAGTCAGGATAAGACTCCATAGGAGTGTCTTTGGGTCTACTCATATCCACCTCATCCTTATATACATATTCATTGGTTTCCCAATCAAATTTATATACCTCCCTTTCGGGGTCAGGGTATTTATGCTCTTGAGTGTAAGAAGTTGGACCTTCTTTATCAGGCCTATCATCAATAATCATAAAGATTATAACTAAGGCTATAAAGATTCCAAATATAGTTGTCATGCAGCTTTTCATAATTTTATTATTTATAAATTTTCCAACTTTGTTTTAAATAATCATACCTATCCCACCAACCCAGTGGAACTTTATTTCCATCTTCAAAAGTCTCTACCCCATTAACTAGGATTATATACTCATGGGAAAGAAAATATTTATGAGTTATTTTATTTCCTTTTCTTAATTCTTTTTTAGCCTCTTCTCTAGTCATATTAAATCTAATTTAAAAGGTGATAAAATTATTTTAGTGGATTTATCATAATACCTGATATAAAGGTGTTTCTTCTTACCTTTAGCCTCAAGGTTTATTAATTCATCCTCTGAAAATTCCAATAATTCCAATTTAGGGCATATCTGTAATAGCCATTCTGATAGTTCATAATCATTATCAGTTAAGGCTTCATATTCCCCTAAAATCCTATTCTTATTTAAATAGCCATTATCCTCTCCTAGATATATAGCATCCACGAGTGTTTTAAAATTTGTTATCATAGTTTTCCTTCATTATCCCAATACATTTTAATATAATCTAATTCAAACTCGGTTAGGTCTCCATCTATTGTTCCATCGAACCAATAGTCGAACCTTCCGGTTACTAAATCCATGAAATTCTCAATAACCCAATCAGTCCAATTATGGCTAACTATATGGTTAGGATTTAAGGAGCTCATATCAGAGTATACCCCTTTGCAGGTGGATTTTAATAAATTCATCCGATTAGGTATTCCCGTTTTATAATGAATAATGATTGTATACTCCATGTGAGCATAATGAAAACAATCATTAGCATTATAAAATTCCATATCGGGTTCTTTTATTTTACAAAATTCTCTGAATTGCTCATCCGATTGAATATAGGCAATCGTTTTATTTGTTCCTTTTTCTCTTAATTCTATCATATTTTTGATTATTTGATTTATTCAAATTTAAGAATAAAATATCAAATATAAAACAAGAAAAAAGGAAGTCCATTTCTGGTCCTTCCTTTCCCATTAAACCACTAAATTAAACTACTAACTACTACTTTTAACGAATCTCGTCCATAATGTCTAGCCTTAATTCTTGAGATAGTTTTTTAACCTCTTGAAGGCCTTTTCTAACTCTTTTTCCAGCTGCCTTAGTTTGAGAATTCTCTACTTTCTCAACATCATCACCCATTTCATCTACTAGGCCTTTGATTGCGTTATACTTGTCTTGTATTCCCATTTTCTTTAAAAATTTAGTTTAAAATCAAGTTTAAATAGTATAATCAAATCCTTTCGTATTCATAACTTGAGTTATTCTTAAAATCTGCAGCAAATGCTCTACCTACTGATGGTGCATTTACCAAGTCTTGGTAATCATTAAAATGAACAGGCCAATATTTATATTGTGTCCCATTTTTAAATTCTACCAGCATTTCAGAAGTCTCCTCGTTGTATCCCAGCCTTGAGATGTTCGATGAGACTACGGTCGTCATTGTGAAATTCTCCATGTTTATATGTGTTTAAATTAAAGAAGTAAATTCCCATTTCTAGTAACTCTTGAAGAATACTTCTAATCCTTAATAGTTTATCTATATACTTTTGACTAGATTCATCCTTAGGTATATAATATACTGCTTTCTTTAGATATTTGATAAGTATTGATTTCTTTTTATGGAAGAAATCAATCATTTGAAGGTTTTCTTTTTTAGATTGTTCTAAAGCCCCCATTATATAGTTGTAATTTCTATAAAAATCTAAATACCATTCAAAGTAAGCTTTTGGGGTAACTTCCAGGTTATCTAAATCTGGTATTCCTGTAACCATTGAGCAAATAGGCCTTACCATAAAGAGATTATCTTTAGGGTCTTTATTAAAGGCTCTATTTGCAATATCATAGGGATTTAAATTAGGTAAAAACCCTTGATATTCGGGAAATACTACATGCTTCATAATTCTATTATTCTAGTTTCAGTAATCTCTATTGAAGGTATCTTTGATTCCTTTGACCAATGTTTTTCGATAAAAGTTCTTATAGATACTAAATCCACCATAAGTAACCTTTTAGTTACTTTAGGTTTTTCTATTAAAATATCAATAATACTAAATTCATTATCTATTATTTCGTATGGAGCATTGGTTATACCTATATGTACACTGTTTCCATTTATAAATTTAAGTGAAAAACCTAATACAATTCTACCATAACGTTCATCCTCATATATTTTTGAAATTTTATAAAGATGGTTTAAATCTAATCGAACTCCTTGAATTATAACTACCATAATTAATTAGCTAATGGTTTATTGGAAAATAAATCAACTTTATCGGTAATTCCCTTTAATAAAGGATTGATGAATTTATCATTACCGAAATCATGTTTTAAATGCTCTTTAATCATCTTCATGTTTAAATCATCTAAAACCTCAATAAAGGAAGCAGGGTCATGTTTTACCTCTTCCCACATCTGCATAAATCTTGTAATTGCCTCAAGAACATCGGCTACATCTACATCATAACCATTTTCATTTAAGGAATGATAAGCCTCCATAAATAATTTATTCTCGATAATCCTCATAAAAGATTCCTCTTGTTCTTTTGCAATTCTTCTAATAATGCTATACTGCGCTCTTGATAATCTTATCATTATTTTATATAGGTTTAATTATTAAATTTATTTATCAAATATAATAAAAATTATTTTAAATGATTCTCTTCTTTATCAATATTTTCGATGTGGGGTTTCCACTTTAAGTAGTAGTCTAGTTCGTCTTTAGGTATGTCCTTTCCTTTGTTAAATTTATCATGTGTCCTTCTCCAGTCAATCCTATCCTGTATAGACATTGGGTCAGGGAATTTCAAAGGTACCTTTTTCTTCTTCATGTTTTGGGTTTGAGTAATAGCCCAAGGTATCTTTATAGTCTCTACAAACTTTCCTTTATAGTATATGTGTATTAGGTTTTTCCTTTTATCATAAAACCTAATGCCCACCATAAAATCAAAATTATATTTATCTTTGGTCGGGTCCTCATCTATATGGTCCATCCTGACCATAAATTGGTATTTCTTATGAGCTTTTTCAAATTTGATTTTTTTAAATACTTTTTGGGTTTGTATAAAGTTCATATGAACAAACCTATAATTGCACTGCATTAGAAGTTTTACTACCTTTTCAATAGTAGGCTTCTTTTTAATCTCTTTAATTGTATCAATATATTGTTGGTCCATTGCTATAGCTTTTAGTAAACATAAAGTAGCCCACCATTTCTGATGGGCTTTTGAGGTATGAGTATCATGACAGGAAATTAGTCCTCATCCTCATCTTCGGCATCAGCAGCCTTTTTCTTAGAAGGTTTTTTGGCCTTCTCTTTTTTCTCCTTCTTAGAAGGCTTCTCTTTCTTCTCTTCTTTGGCCTTCTTCTCTTTCTTCTCTTTTTTAGGTTTAGAAGCTTTCTTCTCTTTCTTTAAGGCCTCATATTTTTCGGGGTCATTCAAATATTCATCTACAGATACTCCCGCAGTTTTGGCCTTTCCCCTGATTGAGGCTCTAAATTTCTTTTTATCATCCGAAGTGACGATGTTTTCGGGATAATTGTATTTAGAGTTTCTTTCTTTCTTAGGCTTCTCTTTCTTCAATTGTTCTTGAAGAGCCTTCTTCTCATCCTCAAGGCCAGCTATCTCCTTTTTAAGATTCTTAAATGCCGAAGCAATCTTCTTGTCCTTGTGTTTGGAGTGGTCCTCGGTTTTCTTGAGTTTATTCTCTTTTAAGAAAGCCCTCATCTCATTTCTCTTTTCAGATAAAGCAGAGGATACCCCCTTCACTTGAGATTTCAAATCATTACCTTCTTCCTTTGTAGAAGATTCTTTAGCTGGAGATTCAGCTTTCTCTTTTTTTGCAGACTTCTTTTTTTTAGTTGCCATAATTATTAAATTGTTAAAAGTTTATTTGTTTTAATTTCTTTAAATTGAATAGTAGCCTTTTCAAACTTTATCGAGTTATATTGCATAAAAACTTTAAAATATTCCTTGGCTTCATTCATTTCAGTATTTACTAATAGTAGCTCGAAATCAGTTAACTTTGCTATCTTATCTCTTTTATCAGGCTCTTTCCAATATTTTCCAGTGATTTGAATAATTATACCGGAGCCAAATTCTTTTAATTTTTTCTCATAAAAATTTACTTTCTTTTCTAACTGTGCACTGTACTCTCTATCCCTTACATTTAACTTGGCTAAATCCTCTCTTGCTTGTTCATTTTGTAAAAGAGTTAAAGTTTCAGTGTATTGCATCCATAAATACCTAAAGCTCTTTTCCATTTTTAATAATTTTTATTAATTCAGGTTTTATATCTTCTTTACAAATAAAACTTCTGTTGGGGTTTTTACTTATATTTTTTATAAAATCTTTCTTGGTTTTAAAGTATAAATTCCATCTTTGGTTTAAATATTCAAACTCATCTTCTATATCTAACCCCACCGAGTTTATTTTTAAAACAATACATTTTTTAAAAAAAGAAGGGGTTAATTGAGTTTCTATAATGTAATTGTAGTTATTAGTTAAAAATATGGGTTGTAAATCATATTTTTTATAGTATTCTTTTATATATCCCTTTTTAACAAAACCATTTTTATTAGAATTAATTAAAAGCCCTTCAGTTATAATATTATCTAAAAAACATAACTTAGTTATATGGTATAAAAAATCATAGCTCTTTTCCATTTTTAATAATTTCTTTTGCCATTAGTTCTTCTTTCATCCTTTGCAATCCCTTATCTATAGCAGGATTATTCGGAAGATGGTTATAAACTATATCTAGCATCATTCTATCTGAATAATCGTTAATGATATGCATTATATCTATTCGTTTACTAGAAATATGTTTTCTTGCATCGGTTTCAGCTTTAAAATCAATTCCCTCTTTTCTGGCTTTTCTTCGTTTCTTTCGGGCTTCTCTCTTGAAATAGCGAGATTCTTTGGCGAGGTAAATATATATAGTGTTAAATAGGTATTCTATTATCCTACCCAACATTAGAGCATAGGTTTCACAAGCAATAATTCTAATAATCAGAAAAGGCTCTATCCTATCCCCCACTACTTCTTCTTTTAGAAAGGCCCTGAAAGGAATGAATTTAAAGAAATTAACTATCTGATGGGCTATACTGATTGGAATGTAATCAGGTATTTCAATTATATAAAAGGATAACTCAGGCCTTTGGGGCTTCTTTGCAATTACTCCCTTAATGGCTTCCTCTATAGCAAAGAATTTCTTGGGTAATGCTTTCTCTATTCTTTTGGGTTTAGCTTCTAGGGAAAAGGGCCTTAGGATTGTTTTTAATTCTCCGATTATTTGTGATTGTTTCATTTAGCTTAATTCATTAATTACTTCCCCGGCCTCCTTTTCAAAGAATTTAGTATCTTCAAGTATAGCCAATAATATATCCCTTAATTCTTCGGCTTTCTCCCTTTCTTTACCTTCTGATTTAGGTATTGAAGATTGAAGCTCTGCTAAATCCTTTCGGATAGTCTCTTTATAATTAGAGGCCATAATGTAAAGAGATGAAGCCTGTCTTAAAGATAGGCTTAACTCTATTATCTCCCCTTCTTCGTCGGGGTTTTGTATTCTATTTTTCCTTGTTTTACCATCCCCTGAAATCTCTTGAAATCCAGGTCTAGTTCCTTTTGATTCTTCTTTAGCCATTCTTCTAAATATTCTTTATCTGATGAAATAATTGTAGGTACGGGTCTAGTCATAACCATTTGCATAGATTCCTCTTGGTTTAAAAGAAATATGTGACTAGTATTGGTTACTCCCTCTTCTTTTGCAATCTTTAATTTATCCTCTGTAACGGAAGAGAACCTATCAGCTAATTTGGTATAGGCTTGAATAATCCATACTTGACCTTTAGATTTTGGATGGGGTTTTGATTGGATTACTCCCAACTCATCTATGTCCAAGTTTTCAGGATTAAGCATATAAAGCTTTTCCCCTTCTTTTATATCTTTAAATTTCTTCATAGTGATACCTTCATAAAATTACCATAATCTTCACCTGGTTTTGAATTTCTGATAGCATTCTCTTTTCTATCAATAAAACCCAATACCTTTTTAAAGGCTACTTCTTCTAAGGGGTTCATAAATCTAAAATCCCTTTCCTCTATAGTTTTTAGTTTTGTTTTTAAATCTTGAAGTTCTTGTAGCTCATTCATTGTTTTAAAATTTAGGTTAAAAAAAGGGAGCATTGAGGCTCCCTTATATTATTTTTTCTTTTTCTTCTTGGCAGGCTTCTTTTTAGGAGGTTCAGGCTCTTCATCTTCTTCATCTTCATCATCTTCATCATCCCAGTCCTCATCCTCATCATCTTCATCCTCATCCTCATCTTCATCCTCATCCTCATCATCTTCATCTTCATCCTCATCTTCATCCTCATCTTCATCCTCATCTTCATCCTCATCTTCATCATCATCATCTTCATCCTCATCCTCATCTTCATCCTCATCCTCATCTTCATCCTCATCCTCATCTTCATCCTCATCCTCATCTTCATCCTCATCCTCATCATCTTCATCTTCTGGTACCGGAGCAATAGCCTCTAACTCTTCCCCACTAACATGAATCGAAGCAATGATAGAACTACCATCTGCAAAAACGATTCTAACTGCACCCGAGGATAATTCTATTACCTCTGAAATTTCCTTACCCAACAAAGGGTTTTTCTTCTTTCTACCCATAACTTTAATATTAAATTTAATTGTTTTAGATTTTGAAATAGTTAACCTTAATTAATAAAATCAAGTTTTATGAAAGATATTTAAACACTATAGAAGTTTCTCTCTCATCCTCACTATCCATAAGGGTACCTTTTACAATATCCTTTTGCTTCTCATTGTAAGAAGATAGCTCAGATGAGATTTTAGGTACCTCATTAGTAGTAAAACCATTAGGTAATTCATCATGTCCCACAAATTCCTTTTTATCCTCTTGTAATTCTAAGGATATTTGGCCTTGGTTATCTCTTTTTAGAATAACCGGAATCTTAAATTTTGAAATTTTTGCATCCATTTTATTTGAGTTTATTTTTCCTTTGTTTTCTTCTTTGAATAGTTCTCCAAGTTTTTCTTTTTTGCTTATGAACCCTTTCCGCAGGGTAATCATACTTTAAAGCCCTTATATATCCATTCTTTACTATACCATCTGGGCCTACTTTTGATTTCCTACTCCTAAACGGAATATTATGCCTAATAGCATCTATACCCTTAATTACTGGGTAATTCTTTAAATCAAATTTTAAGTATTTCTCTACTACAGTTAAAGCCTCATCTTCAGTTTCAAATTCATTTTTAAACAGTTCGGGTTTATCCATAACCCTAAAATCAACTACATAATAAGATTCTGGCTCTACTTTATTAAGTATATCATTTACGGTAACCATCTAAAGCTCTTTTCATCCAAATTTTAACCGATTTGTCTTTAGCATCACTATATTTCTTTAAAACCTTATTAAATAGTTGTGAGCTAAATTTCTTTGAAATCTCTTTATTTGTGTACTTATCTCCATATTTTTCAATAAGAGATTTGGCTAAGCTATACGTATATTCTTTTTTAGTTCCCTTAAAGATTCCCAGCCCATTTCTTTCTTTTTTAGTTCTTTTCTTTTTAGGAACTCCAGCCTTTTTTAAGGCTTTTGTTTTTACCTGGGGATTCTGTTCATCATCTAAATTAGAGAATTTCCTAAATTGCCTAATTGGGTCATTTTCCTCATAACCTCTTCCTTCTAATTTTCCATCCACCCAAATATCAAAATCTTCTAATAGGTCCCTGTTGGAATCTTTGTCATAGTTTTTGATAAGCCATGAGGCTAATTTCCCGAAGTCCCATTCAACTACATCGGTAAAGTCTAATCCTCTCATAATACAAGAGGCTTGTAGTTCAACTACTCTCATGTTTCCAATCTTATCATAGATAGATTGAGATTTAGCTTTTTTAGAATCGTGTTTCTTTGCCATTGGAATATTGATTATTTGATTTATCCAAATATAGATATAATTTTTCTATTTATCTAAACCTAAATCTATATTTTTTCTTCGTTTTCTTCTTGGGTTATTGGAATCCCTATCCTTGGGGTTTAAATAGTTTAAATCCATATCCTTTAAAGCTGATTCTAAGAATTTACGTGAAGCTATTCTTTTTCTAATCATATTGTGATTAATAGCTCTTCTAGTTATTAGTCTATATTTAGGCCAAAACTTCTGACCTTCCTTACAACTTTTTTTCTGGTTAATGTCATAATTATATATTAAATTATATAGGTTTTGGGCATGTTCCATATTTGTAAATATAAAGAAACCTATTTTTGAAAGTTCTTTTATAATATCGTTATCATTTCTTATAGGTAATATAGATTCTTCGGGTATTATAAACCTTGAAAATATAGGTACAAATAGTTCTTTTGAATTATTGGACTTGGCCTCAAATTTATACCTCTCCACTATCTTCTCAACAGTAAAGGTATTCATTGAGGTTAAATGTTTTATATTATTTTTATCGTTGTTTTTGTTTCTTCTTTTGAATGCTGAAGGTTCTTGAATATCAGAAGGTAATATTCTATAATTGTTCCATCTATCGAAATCAAGTATAACATTTGCTAAGTTCTTATCAACTGCACTCTTTGAGTTCACTAGCTTCTCTATTTCCTTTGAAATAAGCTCTTCCCTCATGGATTTGATATTGAAAATTGTATCATCTAAATCCTCTACTATTTCTTTGGGCTTTAATCTCTTCTCTATAGTAGCCCTAAAATATTTTCTTACTCTAATGTCCATTTTAATGTAAGGAGGTATTAAGGTTTCATAAAACTCATAGTGTTCAGTAAATAACTGAAGAAATTTTTTACCTCTAGCCTCTATCTCTAAAAACTTATAATGGGATTTGTTCATTATTTCACCTGCTTCCCATGTAGACTTATTATGGCCATATTTTAAGGTAACAGCTAATTGCTCATCTTCACTTAATAACTTCCAGGCTTTATCATTAATATTACTCATCTCTCATTAGGTTACTTATATTACCTGACTTCTCTTTAAACTCTTCCAATGACTGTTCTTTCATTGGAGTGTTCATATAATTAGATTGGTACATTGTAAAAAATATATTTTCAAAAGATACAGTTACCCTGCTTATATTATTTGATACCAATAACCTAACCTCTACTTTTTTAGCTTTGGAATGTATTTTTACAACCTCTGCTTCTAAATCATCAAATGGATACCCTTTTAATATAACCACTTTACCTGGATATAAATTATCTACATCTTTCTTAGTAAATATGGATTTATAACCCTGCATTCTTTTAACTAATAACAATTCAGATTGGCTAACTATGGATATACCCTTAGGGTTGTAAAGATATGATTTATTACCTTTTTTAAATTCACCCCTATTCTCTCTAGCTCTATCAAATACCCATGAATATATACAAGATATATCCTCTTTCATGGCATCCAAAAAATGGGGATTTGTTATAAAATATTTGGGAACTCTAAAAAAACCGTAATTAAATAAAAAAGGTACATCTTCAAAATACTCATTACCTTTATACCTCTTCTTTAATACCCTTATAATAGGTATAAAAGTTCTTACTCCCAAATACTTTTTATGCTTTCTTATATCAGCATTTAATTTGTTAAGATACTTAGAAGATATATAGGCACATATCCAAACTATCGGTTCTTTTGCCATCTCTTTTTTAGGTTTTTCATTAAAACTTTTTCAACTCTCTTCCAATTTAACTTCTCTAGTTCTTCTGTGTTAGTTATTAATAGGTTTCCTCCTTCGGGGTTATGAACTAAAAACCTTCTACCCCTTATTCTAAGGCCTTTATCTTTTAATAACCTGTAGTCTTTGTAAAGCATCACAATAAAGAAGAAGTCAGCGGGAAGGCGATTATATCTCATCATAAGTAAGGGGAATTTTTCAGCTCTCTCTGCATCTTCCAGGCATTGGTCCCAATATTTAAAAATTTCAGAATTTACATCATATAGGAGATGAGCAAAGTTTATATCGGCATAAAATTTACATTCTACAGATATAGGAAATACATAATTCTTTTCTACGCATATAATATCTCCTACCGTATATTCCACAACGTGACCTCTTAATCCCCCTGAAGCTGGGGATTTTTTAAAATCCATCCCAGTCCATTGTTTAAAGAAGTTTATAGCCTTCTGTTCTCCTTTTTTACCTTTTCTTCTTTGGTTAATCGCCATCGTTTTATATTTATACTTAATAGTACAAATTAGACAACACTGGATATACCACTGCTATTAACCATTTCGATTTTATTAACCACTCTTGAAGATATAAATTCCTTTCTATGTGTGATAAGGTGTATAGCTAAATTTTGAGATTTTTTGTAGAGTATATCTGAAACTATGGCAATATTAGATTCATCCAATGATTCAAATAATTCATCTAAACCCAATATATTAACTGGATTAACCTCATTATATACATCATTCACTGCAAATGCTAATGATACATCTACTAATTGTTGTTGGCCACCTGATAAATCATCATAACTAACTTGACCCCCTTCTTTATAAATGGATGCTCCAAATGATTTATTACCTGAATCTAGGTCTATTTCAAATTTAACCTGAAAACCCAAATGTCTGTCATAGTATCGTAGCATTTTATTTATATTAGTAATCATATTTTTAAATATATATGCCTTTAGACCCTTATTAGACAATGCATCAGATATTACCCATTCATGTACCTTTATTTTTTTATCAAGTTTTTTAACATCGGGTTCTAATTTTTTAAGTTTGTTTTTTATAACATCCCTTTCTTTATGTAATTTAGTGAAATCATAGCTAAACTCTCTTCCCTTTTCTAATTTTAACCTCTCTTTGGTGTTTGATAAATCTTCTTTTAAAGATTTAAGATAATCTTTAGAAGGTAGTTTATCTATATGCCTATTTACATTATCTAGTTTATTGGATAAATCTCTCTTCTCTTTCTTTAGTGATTCTAAATTATCTATACTAGATTGTAACTCTGATAGCCTTAACTCATCCCCATTTAACTTGGATTGTAAAGTTTCTATTTCTTTTTTATAATCTTTAATATTTTTTTGAGTTTCTTTCTTTTGTTTTTTGGCCTGCTCTTTATTTAATACAGAGCCACACTTATCACATTTCTTAACCTTATTTAAAGATTTGGCCTGCTCCTTTTTTAATTTAACCATTAATGATTCTATTTCAGATTTTTGGCCATCAATATGTAGGTCTAATTTAAAGTGTTCATTTTCTTCATCTTTAAGGCTATCAATTTTTTTAAAAAGTTCTATTAATTTATTTTCTACTTCTACTCTTTTAGCCTTAAATTCTTTCTTTTCTTTTATTTGATTTTTTACCTCTTTTATTTTTTCTTTCTTGGTTTTTATTTCTTCTCTTATAGATTTAAGGTTTTCCTGTTTCTCTATAGTAAAATTCTTTTGGAGTTCTCTTAGCTCCTCTTCCTTATTATTTAGTTCAGAAAGTTTATCCTCTAATTGATTCACTTCTACAGCCAATGAAGAGCTTTCAGAGTATAGTTTATCCAATTCATTTTTAGCATCTATTTTAGCCTGATTAATAAATCCAGTAGCAAATGCCTCATCAAATATCCTTTTTTGCTCATCACCTTTTTCAGATAATAACCTAGTAACCTTTTGACCAAATAAAATAGAGTTCTTAAATAATTTAAAACTCATACCCAGTAACTCTATTATTTTATCTTGTACATCTTTAACATTTCTTAACTTCTCTTGGTATTTTCCATCAATGTAAAGAAATAACTTAGAGGCTCCTTTTATATTCTCTATTTTTCCTTTATAATCTTTACACCTAATAACTATACACTCTTTTCCATTGGCCTGGAAAGTATTAGTTACCTTAGCTCCTTTATAACCCTTATCTCTTAGGTGCTCCCACATGGTAATGGATGAGCCTCCTTTTAAAGTTTTTCCAAATAAGCACCATGAAAAAGCTGATAACCAAGTAGTCTTTCCCGAACCATTTTTACCTGATATAATATTGATTCCCTTTTTATCTAATCGGTATTTAAAAGGTCCTTTGATTGAACCAAACCCGATAACTTCTATCTCTTTAAACTTTATCATAGTTTTAGATATTTTTTAAGTGTTTTTAATTTAGCCTTTGATTTTATATTTTTGGCTTTGAGGTATTCTTTTGCAAGAGTTTCCGGTTTTGAATTTGGTTTAAAATTAACCGATACCTCTTCTGTTTCCTCATACTCCTCTTCTTTCGATACCCTAATATAGAAATTGTAATCATCTTCGGGTTCTTCATCTTCTTCTATATATTTAAACATTGGGGCCTTAGCATCTATAAACTTATAAGTTAAATCATCATAAATTAACCAAAAACCCATTTTACACCCTTCATCTGAAGTCCTTTGGTTATGGGTAGCTCCCATATTTAACGTGTTCTTAAATATCTTTTGGGGTTTATGAATGTGACCCGATAAAACTAAATCATAACCTTTTAGATGTCTATATATTGTGGAGGGTAAATCTGATTCCAATTGTAGGCCAGAAGGTTCTTTAGCACCAGGTAAATGTGTATGTAATAGGAGAATCTTTCTTTCTGGCCTTCTTTTTAATTTCTTATTCATTGTCTTTATAGCCTCAATTAAATCTTTAGAGGAGGCATAATATGGTATACCAGCAACAATAGTTTCATTTTTAGCAAATAGGTGATACCCATTATCTAAGTTTACAAAATTATCAAAAGCTATGGACATGAAATCCATATAGGTGGGGCTTTTATTAGTTAAGGTATTTTTCTCTTGTTGGTCATGGTTTCCAGATATTGCATAAATCGGCCTTTTAAATTTCTTAAACCATTTGGCCATCTCATTAAGGACTCTGTTAGATAGGCCATAAGGATTATCAAACAAATCACCCCCAAATAGAACAGGACATTTATATTTTTCGGCCTTCTCGTATATCTTTTTAAGTATCTTCTCATTATCATAAAGCCTTGAGTGGTCTTTGGAATATTGTTTCCAATCTTCTATTTGTATATCTGAAAATGCTATAAATATTACTTTCTTTTTCATGGTAGACTACTTAAGTGATAAAAAAAGCCTCTTATTTAGAGGCCTTTTGAATTATTGATTTTAAATCAGGTCGTGAATAGTCCCGCCTCTTTATTGTTTTTTCAGTGGCAGTGTTAAATAGAATCCACTTACCCCCTTTCTCATAGTAGTCAGCAACTATACCTTTATTCTGCATATACCAATTAACCTGAGCCTTTGCTTGTTCTTCAGTATCACAAAATTTAGTCATATTAGACCTATGAACTTCTTTAAATAACTTATGGGTTATCTTCCCTAACCCTAACTCTAAGAAAGAACCTATAGTTACATAAAGAATATCTGTAAGAGCATCAGCCATCTCAACAAAATCGTTTTGTTCTATAGCCTCCTTTAATTCATCCAGTTCCTCCTGAATAAGTATTACTCTTAGTTTTAACCTTTCGGCTTTAGGAATTTCTGGTTTAGGTAATATTGAATTACCTGATACCTTATGAAACTCTGCTACCTTTTTTACTGGATTGAATTTTTTATATTTTTTACCCATATTAAAATGTATTTAAAAATGATTTACCCATTAATTTTTTCATCCCATACTTAGCACATAATTTTTTAAATTTCTTTATATCCTTTTCGGGGTTCTCTTCATTGTTTATCCACTTTATTTTCTTTTTTGGATTCCCTTTTATAAAAGTCTTATGGAAGTATCTTAAATCAATCAGTATACGATTAATCTCCATGACTTCTAGTAGCTTCTCCTTATTAATTTGATTGTGAGAATCACTTGATTTCAAGAATCCCGCTACACTCCCATATTTTGATAACAAATCTCTAGCCCTTTTATCACCTATACCTGGATACCCCGGTATGTTATCCGATTTATCACCTACTAATGAAAGATAATCCACCGTCTGTTTAGGAGTGTAACCAAATTGGGTTTCCATATTTTTATGGTCAAGAGTTAACTTCTTGGAGTCATTAAAAATATTAACTGCAGCAGTACCCTTCTTTTTAGAATAGGGTCTTACTAATTGGTTAAAATCCTTATCACCCGATACAATAGTTATCTCATCATACTTCTTAAGGTTTTTTCTAACCAAAGAATAAATTAAATCATCAGCTTCCATCGTAGCGTTAAGGGCTTGGGGTATTCCTAAAAACCTAACCATAGAGTATACTGTAGACTTTTGCTCCATAAAGCTTTCATAATCCACTAAACTCTTTTTATCCCTCTCTTTATAATTCGGGTGTATTTTTACTCTTTCCGAATCATGTTTACCATCCCAAACCATTATAGTTTTATCAGCATTAAGTTTTTTAATAGTAGAACTAACAATCGAAGGCAACCCATATAGTATAGAAACTGATTCACCTTTATATGAAAGCCTACTATATGCATGATATGAGGCCCAACATCTATTGTTAGAATCTATTAATAATAACCTACTCATCTTCCCCTCCTTTAAGTTTTACCGGATAAAGATTATTAGAAATTGAATTAATAACTTTTCTTGTTTTGGATATAGTATTTATACCAGAAGCTTTAATCATCCTCTTTCTAAAGTCTTTATCTTCCATCATTAGGTTAATAAATTGGTCCTCACCTTGAGCTATACTCTCTCCATCCAATTTATAATAAGAACCCTTCTTTTTAAGTTTTCCTTTTTCTACTAGGATATCAGCTAACCCATGATATCTTGAATAACCCACATACCCATACCTTTCATTTGTAAAGTATACTTGGGTTTTAATATTATCCCTAGGTGGGGCTACCTTATTTTTATCAATCTTCACATATATGTTTCTACCTATTCTGTGACCTTTAGTTTTATCCTCTTTAAACTCTCCTTTAACTAATCTACCTTTAATCATTGAAGAGCCTGATAAACCTACTCTTTGTGAAGCATAGAATTTAGTAGACTGACCCCCTGGTGTAGTAGTTGCTGCTTCAAACATTGAAGCCCCTACCTTATCTCTAACCTGGTTAATCATTATAACACATACCCCATATTTAGCATAAAGGTTATTTCTAATTCTATACATCTTATATATAGCCTTTGCTCTATTACCCATTTCAGCTTTAGAATCTGTTTGAGTAGCATCTATATTAGCAAGGCATTCAAGAGCAGCAATAGAATCACATACTAATAATATGGGTTCATTGTTAGTTAACTTAGCTCTGTGATAAATAATCATATCCCTTTGCCAATCGGAATAACCTTCTACATCATTTTCAGGATAAACTTCTACCATACTTGGGTCTACTCCATTAGCTTCAGCCCAATATTTAGTGAAAGCCCCTTCTGCATCATCCCAAAGAACTATACCCCCAAGCTTCTGTGTAGATTTAGCAAAATCTAAAGCTAGAATTGATTTCCCAGTAGACTCATAACCAAACAACTCAAGGATTTTTCCGTAAGGGATGCCACCCCCAAGTTGATTATTTAATGGTAAACAACTTGAGGGTAGCCATATAGTTTCCTCCTCTGATATAATGGTATCCGCTCTATAAGAGTTAGGGTATTTTTTCCTAATAGCTGAGTCAGAAAGTAATTTTATACCTTTTGAACTCATAAGTCAGATTTTTTCTTTTTCTTAGAAGATTTCTTTTTAGTAGAAGTTTTCTTACTAGACTTCTTCTTTTTCTTCTTCTTTAGTGATTCATCTTCATCATCTAACCCTAAGAATTTATTTATAAGCTCTTCGGTATCTTCATATGAAGGCATCTCTTTTCTGAGCATCTCTTCGGGGTCATAAATCTTCTTAATGTATTTTTTATCCAATTTAGTAGGTTTACAATCCATTGTAGAATATTCAGTATCAAATTGACCTGACCCCGTTCTACTAAATTTAATATCATAACCCGTTTTTGGGTTAGTGAAGTCCCCCTTCTCCTCATCTAAAAAGTAATCTACTAGGTCTTGGTATTGACCCGATGTAAGCATTGCTAACCTTTCCCCTATTTGATGGTCAACCTCTTTTCCTTTTATATCTTTATACTTTACAACTGGAATTACGTATTTAGATTTAGGTTTAAATGTAGCAGCTAACTCTTTATCGTCCTCATCTCCAGCATTTAATTTTTCAAAGGTTTCCATTATTGCACAAGGCTCTCCAAAAGTAGCAGGTGAAATAACCCCTTTAATATCATTACCTAAATAGAATTGGATTATTTCTAAACCAAACTCCTCATCTTCCGGCACTGGAAGAACTCTTAACCTCTGAGTCTCATCAGCTTTGAAGAATATAAATGCTCCACCTTCTGATTTCTCTTTAAGCTTTTTCTTTCTAGCTTTTAATTTTTTAATCTGTTCTTTAGTTGGCATAAAATTTGAAATTTAAATTGTTTATTTATTTTCTCTTCGTGTATTTGCAGATAAAGTTTGTAATAAATCTTTCCTTTCTTCAAAGGCCCTTACTGATACATCAACTATATCCTTTAACTCTTCAGCATTAGTTACATCATCTAAAGCCTTAAGGTATTTTTTATCATACCTTATTTTTATTTCAGCTTCTTTAACTGAAGGAGCCTTTTCTCTAAGATAAGCCATCCTTTTAGCATAAACCCTTTTAGATTCTTGGTGAAGTTCCTTTACTATAGTTTTAAGTTTTACACTTAACATACATAGAAAAGCATAACTTCTTGGATGGTTTCTAATCTCATTATCCCTATTAGAATCCGAAATCTTTAACTCATCATTAAGGTTAAATTCAAATACTTCCTTACCGTACTTGATTTTAACATCCATTATAGAGGATTTTGATGAGTATTTTGATAATTTTCCCATATCGGATAATAGTATTAAAGGTTATTAATGATATAATCCTTTCTTAACTGAAGGTCTACCATAGGAATCCTTAAAAATTTAGTACCATAGTCAGCAGCTAAACTTCTTTGGAAATTTCTAAAGCATAATTCAAAATAAGCATCTACTGCTTGTTGAAAATATACATTGGAAACTCTTGAACCGTTGTTTTCAATATTAGAAAACATTGAAGGTACATATATAACTGCATCCAAATCTTTAAACATCTCTGTAACCTTTACAAGAAAGTTATTACAATTCTCTTGGCTCTGATAAGTAGATGCTTGTAATATAAAGTATACCCAATTATCTAAAGGGCTTCTGTCAGTTACAAAATCATCGTTGTTTCTAATTAATTCAGCCCTTCTTCTACGTACTGTAGATTGGATATAGTAACCCAATTCGGGGTTAATATGAGATTGTTGTATAACATTTGCATGGCCTTTACCCCCTTCAAATCCAAAATTTTCTTTTAAAAACTTTCTATCCTCATCAGTTTTCAATCCACCTGATGAACCTGGTATAAATGTTAAATCTTTCTCCTCTGCTAACCAAGTAGCAAGTGTAGTCTTTCCTGAGCCTGAACTCCCTGTAAATGCAATTTTCATTTTTCTATTGTTTAAAGTTTAACTAATCCATTTTTGGTAATCTTCTTCCTTATTGTAGTCCTTTAATTCTCCCCAATTTAATCCTATCTCCGCTGATACTTTCATTCTTACTTTTTTCATTTGAAATCCAAAGTATTTTTGGGTTTGTGGATTCTCACATATTGCCTTTAATTGGGGAACTACAGTATGTATATATTTAGGTTGTATGTAAAAACCTAGTGAATCATGTACTGTGTATAATTGGTTTCTAAATTCAGCATAATCACTCATTATAATTTCATTCTTTATAACCTGCTCCCTTATAACTACAGATGAGAATTGGGTCATATCAGATGAAGCCCCCTGAATAGGAGCATTAATACAATCCCTTATAGCCTTATTCTGTACTCCTATTTGAGAATCCCATATACCTGGAAGCCTTCTCTTTCTTCCAAATATATTTTTAACGTATCCATGTTTCTTTAAAAACCTTTCTTGTTTCTTAAACCATCTCTTAACACCTGGGTATAAGTTCAACCATTCCTCTCTAAATTGTCTAGCCTCTTCTTCCGTTACCGGGTCCCCAGGTAATGATAGTGATTCAGCAAGCATTTTAGGTGTCTGTCCATAGATAATACCAAAATTAATAACCTTAGCCCTTTTCTTTTGTTTGGTCCAAAATAAATTGTCAGGATGGTTTTCATCTTTTAGTACAACCTTCTTTATATGGTCATAATCTTCTATACAATCATTAGCTTTACAAGCAGTAGCAACGTGAATATTATAGCCTTTATCAAATAATTCAATCATGGTTTTATCATTTGATATTTCAGCCACTACCCTTAATTCTGCCTGTCCATAGTCGACTTCTAAAATAAGGTGGTCTTTAGGTGGAATAAACATCCTTTTGATTATATTAGAAGTTGTACCTCTTGGAATGTTTTGTAAATTTGGATTCTTTGATGATAGCCTTCCTGTTACCGTTCCATGTATAAGGTAGTCAGTATTTAGTCTACCTTTATGGTTTATCCTTTTCATTGGCCCTTTTATATAGGTAGAATAAATCTTATTTAAACCCCTAAGCTTTAAAAGGTTAGATATAAAACCCGACTTATCTTTAAGTTCAAGTTCTAATAATACATCTTCATCAGTTGAAGGGTTTTCAGTAGGTTGTTTCTTTTTATCTAAAGTATATTTTACTATACCAAATTTAAAACCTGCTTTAGATGTAAATAATAACTCTCGTAGTTGAGGAGTAGAATTAAAGTTAACTCTATCTTCAATTTTCTCTTTATTGGTCACTAGCTCTCCTGCTAGGTATCTACTAACCTTCTCCTCCCTATTTTGTATTGCTCTATCTATATTAGCATACTCAATTTCCCCTGACCTTATCTTTCTAATCTCATCTTGAGTATTCTCTATTAATTTTTTAATGTGGTCTTTCTTTCTTTGTTTTAAGAATTTTCTAATTTTCTTATGCCCTTGTAAAGCTTCTTCGGTTTCCTCAATCTTCTTAGCCTCTTTCTCTTCCAAATCATATAAGTAATCCTTATCAATTATAAAACCCTGAATTTCTGATTCAGCCAATACCCTGGTCTGCATCATAGTCATGTTTCTAAATAATAAATAAAAACCCATATCCATTAGCTTCTCCTCAAGTATAATCATTAGCCTTAAGGTCATATCGCAATCTAATGCACAGTATTCAGAAAGAGTATCTAAAGGAACTGAATGCCAACCCCCACCTTTCTTTACGCATTCCTCTACCTCATCATCGTATTCGGCATACTCTGGAAATTTAAGAGCTACTAAATCTTTTAGACCATGTGGTCTTTCCTCATCTAATAAATATTTAGCAAGCATGGTATCAAATATTCTACCATTGAATTTACAACCATATCTTGTAGACCATTTGTATTCAAATTTAAAGTTATGGGCTATCTTAATTATTTCTTTATTCTCAAATATACCTTGAGATAACATCGTGAATATCTTTAATACCTCTCTATTAGAAAAAGGTGACTCTAAATGAAATAGGGGTATTACATAAGCAAACCCAATTTGAAAAGATATACCTAGGATTGTAGGTTTATCTTCTTTAAATTGGGGCCCTGCGGGATTGTCTGAATTCTTTCCTTTATAAGAAGGTCCTAAAGGTCCATGAGCTCTAGTCTCATAATCAAAGGAACAGTATCTAGTTTCCTGACACCATTTGATTACATTTTCTATTTCAGCAAAAGTTGTAACTATCTTATAACTTTTCTTCATTATTATTTAGTATATGTTGTGAAACTCCTACCCCATTACTTGTTAAAAATTTAAGTGAAGAGGTGTCCCTAAATTGTATATCATATATAACTGAGTCTATGCCTGCATTTACTATAGCCTCTGCACATTTTCTACAAGGGGAATGGGTTACATATAAAGTACACCCCTCAAGTGATACTCCATACCTTGCTGCAAAATAAATTGCATTAGCTTCTGCATGAACTGCATGTTGGCAGTGTTCCGAAGTATCACATCCCAGTATAGAGCAATGAGGAGAACCTTTAACCGGTCCATTATAACCCGTTGCAACTATTCGATTATCCCTAGTGATTATTGCTCCCACCCCCAACCTTTGACAAGTAGCTCTTTGGGATATAAGGTAGGCAATTCTTAAATTAAGTTCGTTTCTATTAATCCTTTCCATAATTTTTAATAGTCTACCTCTCCTTTTAAAATTTATCTGATAGTAAACTTTCTCTTTCTTTATAGAAACAGTGGAAATTCTTAATATACATAGTGAACATCCCAGTATCTATGTCATGTAACATATTTAACTCTTGGCATACCCATTGCATCAACCTAATGGCTATATAAATATCATCTCTAAAATGTCTAAGGGCATCGCATGACCTCATATAATAAACCATGTGAAGTCTATTGTTTCTTATAATGAAATCATAACCCAATGAACATGGAACTCTATCACCTAAATTTGATGCCTTTAAATCTTCGGGAAACCAGATAGGTAAGAAAGCTTGCCTTGTATGGGGTTGGTCCATTAGTAGTTGAATTAAATCATCAAGGTCCCCATATCCATACCTTATACCTATATTTATATCTGCATTAATTCTACCATTAAACATGGGGGCTTGCTTTGGCCAAAACCTCTCCATATAGGTGTGACTGAATTGGCCTTCTTCTGTATTTCTAAATTTATCATCCTCTTTTTTGTGTTTATAAAAAGGCCATTCTTTATAAGATTCACCGGGGTTTAAGGGTTTACCCGATACCCTTTCTTGGAATTGAAGTTCAGCCCAAGGTAAGTGGGGTTTTATTTCCTCTTCTAACTTATTTTTCAATAAAGAAGTATCTATAACTACCCTTTGGTTTAACAATTCAATCATATCATCAGGTGAATCCACCCCCTGCCATTTCTCTACTGAGTATTTTTGGCCAACATGGTATAGTTGTTTCTGTTGGTTTTTTATTATAGTATTCATTTCTTTTTGTTTTTTTGGATTCTTTTATAACCCCTTACCTTTGATGGTGATATTACATCTTTAGGTAAGTTATCATTCTCTTCTCTAAGTTTTAAATCCTTAGCAAATAAATCTTTAACACCTGATATAGGTTCCCCATTTTCATCCTTTTGGATTTGCATCATTGAGCGTCTGTTAACTCTATACATTACACTCATGGGGTCAGGGTGGTTCATGTATTCTTTAAAGGTTTCTTTTACTTTCTTTTGAAACTTCTGATTATCAGGTAAAGGTTTACCATTTTTCCTAATATGGTTTTTGTAAAGCTTCTTTATTGATTTTACATTATTATACATTACAAATGATTCCCGTGTAACATAATAGGATGGAGCAAAAAAGTGCACTTCCACATCATTATGTCCATAAATATACTCTGTTATCCTCTGTACTAGTAAGAAATCAAAGAGTAACCTTTTAGTTACTTCAGAAGTTCTTATTTGAAATACTACAACTGGTCGCCTTGAGAACATCCTTTTTGTAAAAGTGATTGCAACTAAGCAGTCTTTACCTCCCCCATGTTTATTATCAAAGTGGTAAGTATAGTTATAGGCTCTTGCTTTTGATTTAACTCTTCTGCTTATTTCAGCTCTTAATAAATCAAGGTAATAAAAGTCTACATAATTATTTACTAAGGCTGACCATTTAGCTATTGAATACCCTAATACCTTTCCGAAATTAAACTCAGGGTCTACCCAAGCTTTATCCATAACTACAAAATTATTATAGGATACCATCTCTGGTCCATGGACTCCCCCTGAATTTTCAGCTATTCTATCAGCCTCTAAAAATAGAAATTCATTAATACCCTCCCAACCTTTTTGTAGATTAGGGTATTTTAATGTGGTTACTATTCCTGAATCACTGTCTGTAATTTTATTCATTTCCTTATTAGGTTATAAAGTTTTAAATTATCAAAATCATTAAAGCTTAAAAATTCTGAAATTCTAAATAATAGGTCAGCAGTTAAATCCTCTTTATAAACAACTTGCTCCTCCTTATCAATCATAAGGTATACTGATTGAATTATTTCTAAAAACAAACCATTATTTATCATTAACACCTCTTCACTTAACCTAGTAAATCCGAAAGGTTCATCCCCCACATCAAATTTATATAATTTTGTTTTGGGTAACCTAGTCCTCTCATCATTTAGTTGGATGTAATTAATATAGGTTATCATTGTTTTTAATACATCACCTGGGAAGTAGAATGTTGAAGTTATACCTGCACCATCTAGGTGTTTTTTAATAGGTATTATTAAATCATCAGAGTTCTTATTAGTTAAACCGAATATTGAAAATAAATCTATAATAATAGCTTTAAATTGAAGGTTTAATTGTTTTATCTTATTAAATACCTTAACCTGATTCTCCAGTTCAAGAAAATTAACACTATTAATAAATTCAATAGCTTCTTGGTAAGTGTTATTAAATTTTACTGACTTTTTTATAAAGGCCTCTAATATAAGCCGTAGCTCACTATTTAAGTTACCTTCTTGGTATACCCTTATTTTAGATAACTCTATAATAGCATTAGTAATCTCTCCTTTTTGAAAATAATCTTGTTTTCTCATTGTTTAAGTTTTATTTTTCTAACTCCTCTATTTTTGTAAAGTACTATTTTTTTAGAGTTCTTAACTACCTTTAATACAGCAGACTTAACTTCTTTCTTTGAAACTTGACCCAATTTATTAAATCTTTTATTCACTTTAGAGTAAACTGAAGTAATTAACAATTTGTTATTCGGTTTTAGTTTCTTAATTAAATATTCCTCTAGCTTAACTAGATTAAAGAAAGGCTCTTCCAAATCTTTAAAATTAGCCTCTTCTTCTTCAAACTCTCTAACCTTGTGTTGTTTTTGAGATTTGATTATAAAACATAATTCTGAATCTCCACACATACTACACTCATCTGCTTTTTCAGAATAGTGTTTTCCGAAACAGGGGTCGTCCTCTGTTCCGAATATATCAATAGATATAGGTTTGGAAACATCATGTTTATTTTTTACTTCTTTATCTCTCGCTTTTCTTTTCATATCTGATAATAGTTTAATCTTTATACCTTCTAATAACCCTTAGTTTTTCATCTCTATATACTCTGTACCTTCTGTTAGCATGTCTTTTTAAATAGACCCCTTCATCATGAAAATCATCTAGGTATGTTTTTGTCTTTGATTCATGAGCCCTTGTTGCTCTACCCAGTATTTGTAAGGTGTTTTCCATTGAGTCTCCACCAGAGGCATTTATTAAAGCCCTCATTAGTGGAAAGTTTTTACCCCTCTTTAAAATATAAGAACCCAAAAGTATATCTAAGTTACCATCCTTAAATTTCTTAGATATATCGAATCTTCCTTTCTTTTTATGGTGAACCCAGTCGGCTTTTAATCCATTCTTTCTAGCAACTTTTTCTATCTTTGGAAATAACTTCTTTATATGAGCATGATTCTTTACTAGAATTAGGATGGGTAATCTCTGCTTCCTTATATGAGTCTTTAATCTCTTTATAACTTTTTTATTTCTTTCGGGACTCTCAATTATACCCCTTAAATATTCTTGTGGAAAGTCACCTTTTATTTTAACCTCGGTATTTCCTTTCCAAATATTTACAATTACCTTAGCTGAATAACCTTTATCTATTTGCTCTTTGTTTGTTATCTCTCCTAGTACTTCACCGAATTGAGCCCTTATAGTTTCATTCTTTTGTAGTTTGGATTTTCTTTTATCCACAAGGGCTGAACCCGACATTCCTATTTTCCAATAACATCTGTAGGTATATTTGATAAAGTTTTTATAGGTATCAGAAGTAGATAAATCACACTCATCAACTAAAAGAACTCTATATTTAGCTATATCATTATGGATTTCATCTATCTTATTAAGCCCAGTCTTTACCATTACTATCATAAAGGGAGCCCACTTTATACCCTTATCAGAACTTATCCAACCAAACTCATCCCCGTCCATGTACTTGGGTAATTCCATTAGGGCTTCTTGAAATAAGTCCTTTGAATTAATTAAAAATAAAGTAGGCTCTTTTATAGTTTTATATATTCCAGCAGATACTAAAGTTTTACCCGCATTGGTTGCAGCTTTAAGTATACCCCTTGGAAATGGAGTACCATCATCTAACTTATTATCAACTATTTGTTTTATTAAGTTTCTTTGGTTAGGTCTTAAAGTTAAATCTTTTAATTTATTGGGTACCTTTTTTCTTACCTTTACATCTTCTCTAGTATCAATTATATCAATACTGGAATCCATTTTTTCATCTACATACTCTAATAGTTGGGGAACCTTACCTGTAGGAATATAACCATTTTCTGTAACAAATCTTATCATACCATCCCAGTGTCTTTTCCTAAATGCTGTAGAGAAGAAAGCACCTGGTGATTTAAAAGAAAACATATTATACTTCCTTATCTTAATAAGTTCTTTAGCTGTGCACTCTATCTTCGATTGGTTATTGTCTAATATTAATCTCATCCCCTTGCTTTTTTAAGTATATCTTGTAATGATTTAGATTTATCTACAGTAGAAGTTTTACCTATCCTTACTTCATTTTCAGCAGCCCATTTGATAACTCTGTTAACCGCATTATCTGTAACCAGTTGTTCAGGCATAGGGATTGAAGAGGTCCATTCTAAAGATTCAAAGTTACCTACTATAAAATCCTTTGGGTTAATACCCAACTCCTTACATGTTGCTCCTACTTTTATAAAGTTTAAATATTTCTCTGGCTGTTTCTCTTTATATTTAGGGGCCATACCAGTTTTAGAATAAACTCTTTCTATATAAACTTCATAGGCCTTTTCAGTTATTTCTTTATTAGGGTCATTGGTCATATTATCCATAGCCTCATATCTTTCACATATCTGTTCATGTTTAGAGTTTAATTGTCTAAGGTTAAATCTAACCATTAACCTTAAGGCATTCTCTATATAAACTTTAAAACCTTCTTTTTTAGAAAGGTTAAAATCTTTACAGAATGAGAATGCTAATTCTGAACCCTGCCTTATAAATTCCCAATCTTTAGAAGATTCCTTTATTAAGGATATACCCCTATGTTTTAGTTTTCTTCTAACATTTATTAAGGTGTTAGCAAATAGAACTGAGTCCGATTTGGATGAGTATTTTAAAGTGTTCTTTACTTTCTTTTCAGTTTTCTTATCTAAGGAGTCTAGTATCAATCTATGAGAAAGTGATTTAGACTTTCCACTCTTAGCAATGAACTCTACTAGAGCTTCTGTATCAGTGTCTCCGTCGAACCATTTATCTAATATGGATTCCAAAGTATCTAAAGTAATATGTATTGATGCTTTCCTCATACTGTAGGTAAATAATGTTCGGGTTTTTCCGTATTAATAAATAGTTTATATATCTCTTTATAAGATAATACTTTTGATTTCTTAATTAACTTAAGGCTTTTCTTTTTTCCTAACTCGTTTACATCTCTATCATCAGGCATCTCTATTAACCTAACCCTTTTATGGGGTGATAACTTTAAACCTAATTGTAATGCTTCCCACCAGGCATCTTTATCTAAAACTATACTAACTTCTTTACATGGGGATTTTATTATTTTAGATACCTGATAATTTGATAATTTTTTACCCCCAGTAGCTATTGCTCTATCCCCTAATGTTAAAGCATTAGTGGCGGATTCAACTAGATAGGTCCTATTGTATAACCATAAAGCATCCACATTGTATATTAATAAGGATTTACCAACCCCAAACTCATTAATTGAAGGGTTTTTATGCTTCTCTCCTACATCTATAAATTTTCTTGCATTAAAATATACCACTCTACCGTTTTCATAAAAAGGAGTTATTATTCTACCCTTATAGGGCCCCTTAGTACAATAACCTACTCCTTTTAAAGCAAGTTCATCTATATCATACCCCCTACCTTTCATGTATTTTCTAGCTAACTTACCGAATGTCGATTCCCCAAATATTATAAGCTTATAACTCTCCGGTAATTTTCCAAACTTCTGTTGTAGAAGCTCTACAGGTTTATCTAATACATCAGTGGATTCAAAAGTACCTATAAAATTATAGAAGGCGGGCATTGTTTCTAAACCTTCTAAATCCATGAGAAGGTTTATGGGCTTTGGATGATAACCACATTTAAAACAATTTGTTCTATTAAGCCAAAGGTTAACTCCAAACTTCATACTCTCTTCACAAGAGGGGCAAGTACCTCTTCTAAGCCAACCTGTAGATGCTGGAGTACACTCTAGCTTCTCAATAAAGTATGTAGTAAGTTTCTCGGTAGTCTCTCTTTGAAATGCCTTCATATTAATCTAAATCTTCTGATGGTTTTCTTTTGGGTGAAGTTCCTTCATCCTCTGAGTAATCCTTATAGAACTCATCATAAGCTTCTATCTCCTCCTTAGTAAATTCTTTTATTTTTTGATATGATTGGTTTACATGGAATAAAGCTTTACCGTTTAACCCATCTCTTTGGGCCATTGTCTCTAATCTAATTATATTGTTTGAAAACTCTTCGGGGTTTTGTTGAATCCCATATAAAGTGTCTACATGCCTTTCGATATCAATACACTTAGCTAAATCTTCTGTTCTGTATTTAGTGTACCTTCTTTTGTATCCCTCCCTTTTAACATGGTGTCCCGTTATAACTGCATCTAAGTCATTTTGTTTAGCCCAGTTCTTAACATCTAAATAGGCATCACTGATTCTCTCATTATCATCTTTCTTTCCAGTAGTGGTACCCATAATTCCGATGTAATCAATTATTGCTACTTCAAATTTTAAACCAAACTCATTATATAGGTCGTCTAGTTCTTTTTGAAAATCATTAACAGTAGAACCATTTTGCATTCTTATAACATAAATCTCACCCCCAAGCCTCTTATATTTTCTATATTGTTTTATTAATAGAGAATCATATTGGCCTGATATGATATCTTTTTTAGATTTATTTAAAACCCCTTGGTCTATTCTTATATTTATTGAGGTTTCACCGTTCTCTAAATCAAAGTAGATAACTTTTTTATTGGATTTATACTTACCCTTACGGCTCATATAATCCCTTGCAAAATTGACCATGGATAGGGTTTTACCCATCTTAGGTTTATCTACAAGAACTATAATACTTCCTTTAGTATAACCATTAGCATTAGTGAGTTTATTAATTTGACGGTAAGGTGTAGGTATAGTCTCTTCTTGTTGATGTCTTTCTAAAATTCGGGTCTTTGCACCGGATACAATAAAGCTACCCCTTTTATCATCAAGCTCCATTCCTATGTTAACTGCTTTCTGTATTTTTTTAGAGTAACCCGAGTATTTAGAGAAGTCTTTTAAATCAACCTCTTCCAAAGTTTTCTTTAATTCTATATAAGATGCAAATAGTTTACACTGTTCATAAATTTCATCGGCATCTTTTAAAACTGACTTATATAATTTTTTAGTTTTTCTTTTTACTCTATCCCTATCAGGTTGTAGAAAGGATTTAGCATAGTTTTTAGTTCTAAATAATTGGTTTATCTCTTGGTTAAGAATAGAAGCTGATTTAGGAATTGACTGTTTTCTTCTAAAGTACCTCTCTATTGCATGGGCTACAATTTGTTGGTCGTCTATTTCAAAATAAGAGTGTTTATAAAGTCTAAGAAGTTTATATCCTGACTTATCTTTTAGAGTATATTTTATTATTTGCCATTGAAAATCTATATCAAAATCAAACTTATCATTACTCATGGTTTAATATTATTTATATATAAAAGTAAAACTTTATAACTGACTGAAAATCAATAACTTTATAAAAATTATTTGGAAATTAGAAAATTTATATCTTTATTTGATGAAATAATCATTTAATAATAGTAAAATCTTTAAAATTATGGAAGAGCACAGATTAACCCCAATGAAGGAAGAGTTTAATAATGAGGTATTCATGAACATATATAAGAATACTCAATCTCTTAAAAGAAAATTAGCCCATCAAATTGATTGTAGAAGATTAGGAGTGGATTATGAGGAAATATTATCTTGGTTCGATGTTAAGATAATATTTATCTTTAATAGATATTGTGATAAACATGATGAGGAGGTTCTTAAAGGGCATATTATTTCGGGACTTCAATTCTTTAAACAAAGAATATTAAGAAGTATCTATTCTCAAAAGAACCAAATAAATGATACTATAGATATATCAGAAGCCTATGGTTATAAAGAATTAGAATTTGAAGATGAACCCATAGATGAAAATTCTATCTTTTTAGATACCTGCATGAATTTTATGAAGGATAATTTATCTGAACAAGCTTATGAGGTATTAAAACTTGAATTAAACCCACCCCCATTTATACTAAATAAATTATCCAAACACAATAAAGCTACAACCTCAAAAATTCCTTCCGAGATTATAGCCGATTTCTTTGGAATGGATACTTCAAAAGAATCCATTAAAATAATCAATTGTTATAGAAGAGAGATAAAGCAAATGATTTTAGAAGCCCAAGAACATTTTAGAAAAAACCCAGTATCAGTCTAAAGAATTTTTATCAAATAGGTTAATAAGGGTATTTATAGATGCCCTTTTTACGTGTTCTATTTTTGGGTTTAATTCATCCTCATCTGTAAATTGTAATTCCAGGTATATAAATCTGGTCTTATCAACTCTTATCTTATGCATCTCTACTCTCCTTATCCCTTCTGCATCATAAAGAGTTCTTTGTTGACATTTTGGAAGATTTCTAGTGATTATTAATAGAAACTTATTAGAATATACTTGCAATAGATTTTCAGTATACTTAGCATCCATTGGTTGTCTTTGCCAAAATACCTTAATAGGTGAATCTTTGTAAATCTCATATATAGCCGAAGAGTATAAAGAGTTTCCCAGTTTAGGTACTCCCCCTCCATTTTCCCCTTTATATATAACTACTCTATAAGCTCCAGTTACTGCAGCTAAATTTGACATATTACCATAAACCTCTTTTATGGCTAATAATATATTTCTAAATGAGTTATTTATATTTATCTTTTTCTTTATGTAATCGAAGGTTACTTTACTTAATAAACCCCCTACTCCATAAATTACCATCTCTAAAGGACTTTCCATAATTTATAAAGGCATTACAGTTTCAACATAAGCTCCATTATTAGTAGAAGGTGAGGTTGCTGCTCCACTCCTTATTGGGTATATAGTACACCTACCAGTTGAAGCATCCACAAATAAATATATTGGGTCCCCGGCATAATCTAATATAGGTAAATACCTGTCTCCCGAAGGCCTATAAGATACGGGTAAAGTTAAAAAAAAATCAACTGTTGTTCCGGTGTTTCTCCAAACTAACCCCTTAAATTCTACAACCTCATTTACATTTTTTCTATACCTAAAGCCTTCATCAGTTCCACTGCCGGATGTAGTCCAATTGGAACTAACCCCTGAAGTAGTCCAACCTCCTATAGCTAATTTAGAAGTTCCTACTGCTCCATCTTGAATTTTTATATTAGATATAGAATTATCACCCAATTTAGTATTAGTAACTGCAAAGTTTGCTAATTCCCCAGTATCCACAGCTCCCGCATCAATATTATCATTCTCTACTGCATTGGGGCCTAATTTATTATGGGTAACTATAAAATCACCTAAATTTAAAGAGCTTATAGAAAAGTCAGCAATATTTGAAGCTGAGATAGTTTTACTATCAATCATAGCCCCAGTAACTCCACCCGGTTTAATACTTATAAATCTATTTTGGCTTAAACTTCCTCCCCCGGTTAGAGCTCCGTCACCAATTACTTCTATACTTTTATCAGCTTTACCGGTTTGAAGGCTAACTATATCATCTAAAGCAGTATCTAACTCATCGGCTAATGTATTTAAAGATGCAGTTATTGTAACTCCATCAGTTAGGAGGTTACTGTTGTATTCTCTATCACCTATTATATCAAATAATTCAGTAACATCGGAATCAATTTCAACATTATTTAATGAGCCCCATTTAGTATAAGCTACATTACCCGCATTGTTTGTCATTCCTCCCCCTCTTACATAAACCCTTCCACTTCTACTCGATAAATAAAATTGATGAACATAGTTGCCATTTATAAGTACCATTAAAAAGCCTCTATCTTCAGTATTTCCTCCTGGCCTATCAGGTATATTTGAATTATTTCCCACATAGTATAAACCTGATTTTGTTATATTATCTAACCTACCTTCTAATGGAGTTATACTAGGTAAATTTACTCCATCGTTTAAATAAGAAAATACTTCATTACCCCCCATTAGTTTTGGGTTAGCTCTATAATATACTGCTTCGGAAGCATTTGTAGAATTGGCGGGTTGTTCTATAGTAGCTATTAATACTTGTCTTTCAGGGTTTGGTATCACAGGTATACTTCCATTAGAAGGCCCAACTACTAAAGAGTATGTAGCGGGGGAACCATTTTCAGATGATACCCATTGGTGTTCCATTATTACAAGGTAAACTCTTCTGTTTGAGTTAGTGGAATTATCAGATAAAGTTAATTGTATAGCTTCATCTTCATATACTACAACCCCGTGAGGAGATATTACACAACCTTGGGGGTCTGATAATGTTAAATTATCCTTTGTTCCTTTTTTAATTCCCGAAGCTAAATGTGATATTGAAAAATTTCTACTTGATGGGGAAGGTAAGTAAGTATCAAACCCACAAATAACTCCTTTAGCAGCTATACCTGATATTCTTGAATTCTCATCAAAAGAATCTAGGGGTCTTAAATAACTATGGTATCTAGTTTGTGTCATTTCTTTTTATATTTATAAACTAATTTTTCAATAGCCCAGCTTCCAAGTAAACCTATAATGAAAGGTGTATAAACTTCAAAAGAGTTATCCTGGTTTATTACCCCTTTTAAAATTAAAATATTACCGGTTATACCATAAATTATAAGTACAACAAATGAGCCCAAATAAGCCCATAGAGTATCCTCTATATTTTCTGACCAAAAGGTTTTCCATACAAAAGGTTTACCTTCTTCTTCTAGGTTGTTTTTATATTCCTTAAAATCTAGGTATGATATAATAAAAGCCCCAAAAAACCAAAATATAAAATCCTCTGATTCTAGTGCTTTAAAAAAAGTATCATCATCCTTTATGATTTCTTTTACTTGAAGGAATAGAATTAATAATAAATGCACCATTGGACTTTATATTTTGGATTAAGAGTTAGATTATTTATCTTCTTTTAGGGTGTCCTTTAAATTTTTCTCCAAGGCCTCAAATATTTGAGCTTTAGCAATATTTGTAAGACTTAACTTATCCCGTACTATATTTTTAAATTTTTGTAAATCTGAATTATCTAAAGTAATAGATTCACCTGATTGTAAAGATTTGACCCATCCATAGTATTTTAGGATTAAATCTTCTTCTTGAGCATCTGGTATATATTCTGATAAGTGGTTTGCAACTACTTGGTTAGCTGGAGCAACATCCAATTCACTACCTTTTAAATCTTTAAATTTGAAATTAAGATTAAATACCTTCATGTTTATGAGTTTAAAGTTTCTAAAATTTGACCTTTAACAATTACTGGAAGCCTTAACTTTTTTATTTCATCTAAAAGTTTGGCTTCATCTTCGGGGTTTGATAATTCCCCTTTCTCATAAAGCTCCTTAGATATATTAAATATCTTAAAGAAGTCTTGTTTACTATCGGTTGAGGCAATTCTTTCGGCTATGAATTTAGAGCAACTCTCTATACCTCTGTAAACTCCACCTTCTAAATCCCTTATAGGAAAATCAAGGTTCTTTTTTGATTGTGTTTCTTTAGTCATAATTATTTATGTTTTTTATTCTATTATAATAGTTAATTTATAAAAGAGTTTCTTTAGAAAATCCCCCCATGTTAACAGAGGCTAAATCTTCAAGGGTTGTAACAAATAAGGCTGTGCTTAAATTACTCTCATTACCCAGTGTATCTACTGCAGATATTTCTACTTTATATTCAGTATTAGGAGCTAGCCTATACCCAAAATTAAAGTTTAATAAAGTAGTATCTCCTATTAGTATATCATCTAAATAGATATTATAGTAGTCTACCGAATTTTCAGCATCAGTAGAAGCATCCCAACTAACCTCAAAGGAGTGTTTTTCTATATTACTACTTAATAAATTGTTGGGAATTGTAGGTGGAGTAGTGTCGGGTGGGTTGGATAAACCTTCAAGATAATTGTATATATCATAACTAACAGCATTAGCATCTTGCCTATTATAAACCTTTCCCCAAGTTGAAGAACTATGAGTTCCTCCAGCTATTTCAAACAGTTCGTAATACCCTGCTTCAATAGCATTCATCTCATCTCTATCATTAATCATTCTAGGGTTAGCAAATGAGCTTGGGTCATTTTCACCGTACCACCCCTTAACTAATATATTTCTATCTACAGCATCCTGTGCAACATCAGCACCCGATTGACTACCCCCGGCAATGGGAAATGCAGCCTTTATACTTACATACCTATTGTTGGCAACTGGGTCTTGAATCCATTGAGAAATACCTATACCCCCTAAAGATAAACCTGTTAAAGCTATTTTATTAATATCTATTTTGTATGCACTAGCATTATCTACTATACTTTGCATAAGGTTATAAACAGGGTTAGGAAACCAATCTCCAGTATCCTTATAAGGGCATATAACAATAAAATTATAAGGCCAATCAACGGTATTAATTTTATCATCAATCTCTGTACATGGGGTTGGTGCATCAGCAGTTAGCATTGCATCAATGCCACTACCTTGAATACCGTTACCATGCAAAAATACAAGTACAGGATAACTTAAAGGGTCTGCATTTTCATAACCATCGGGTTTATAAACCCATGCAGGTAAATCAAATGTTGTTAAATCTTTAGTGTGAGTAGCTGCCATTATATTTTCTGTATTTTTATTAAAGCACTTTCTAAATCAATTGGCATTGTACCTTTAGAGAGTACATGTCTAAATTTTACATCTAAATCAGTTCCTCCAACCATTACAGTTTTAGAGAAAGATAAAGTACTTCTGTCTCCACTTGCTCTTATATAGTTATGAGCTTTCCATATTTCTGTATTATCTGCTTGAGTTAACAAAACATCTATAGTACTTCTATCAGTACCACTAGTAGCTAAATAATTAGCACTTATACTAAGATTATAATTACCGTTAGCTGCTAACGTGATTACACCTGTAGTCTCATTAACAGTTACCCCTTCACTACTAATATCAATAGGGGAAGCATCTAAACTCGTTATATCTGCAACTGTTCCAGTAACAGTTAAACTAGTATTTTTCTCATACTCAATTAAACTAGTACCTCCCCCTGTACCTCCTCCTTCTAATTCCCATACTGCAAAATAAGAAGGGGCTGAAGCATCATAACAAGTTATTTTTAAAACATTGGTTGATTTAGAACTATTAAATGCTCCCCTAATTCTTTCAGCAGGTATTAATCCAGTATCTATAGTTATATCACTTCCCCCTGTTACAGGTAATACTATGGTACCTAATTGGGGGTTTGTAATAGCTGTAATGTTAAGAGTACCTGAAAGTGATTTAGGTTGAAAAGCTGCTAAACTAAAATCAATACTTGTTGGTAGTGCTTCACTCGTGGATTTATCTAAAGGTCTGGCATAATCTGTATCAGGTACATTTACAAAATTAGTGCCATTATATTTTATTAAATCTCCATTAGTTAAAGATGTAAAATCAGTATCACTAATATGAGTTAAATTTAATAATACATTACCTGAACCATCAGGAATTTGTCCATTAACTGATTCTACACTACCTCCTCCACTAGCACTTATAACCCACTCACTATCATCATTATCCCATATAGCTCTTTGAACTGTACTTCCAACTCCTGCATCTATATTTGCAAAATCACCCGCATTTGCAGTTGGTTCAGCAGTTGTAAGATTAGCTAAAGAAGTATAAGTACCTTTAAAATGTCTTTCACTATTATATTGAGATACAGTTAAGTAATCAGATAGAGAAGATTGTAAAGCAAAATTACTATCTATATAAGTTTTAGGAACTACATCTAAAGGATTACTATAACTTAAACCACTTTTAAATCTAATATTTTGATAAAATACATTTCCTATTTCTATTCCTTGGGAAGCAGAAGTACTAGGAGAAGAAGCAAATAATAGTCCTGTATCATCGAAGAAGTCTCCTCCTCCTCTATAAAGAGCAAGAGCTTGATGTCCTCTAATATATACATCTCCCCCATCATTTTTAAATATTGATTTATCATCATCATTTCCTCCTTGCCCTAAATCTAATATTCTTAGAGTACCATTATTATTTCTTAATTGTAGATTAATTCCTGATAAATGTTGTATTGAATCTGTTATTCTTAAACCATCATAATTTTCATTATATATTTGTGTGTTCAATGACATTATTCCAAATTCAGCAAAAGGACTATATAAATCTCCAAACCCTGAAAATGCTCCTCCAAAATCAAATGTATAACTATATCCTCCACCCAAAAGTACACTTTTAGTTAAATCGGATTCTCCCGACAATTGATAAGAACCGTTTAAAAACTCAACACCGTTTGTACCTTCGGGTATTTGGTCGTCTATATAACCAGTTAAATCTGTTTGGTCTGTTATTGTTCCTGTAATAGAGCCCCAGGTAGAACTTCCCCCTCCCCCTGAGTAAGTAGATATTAAAGATTTAACTCCTGCTACATCAGGTATCCACCTATCATTCTCATTAACTCCCAGGTTATTAGCTGAAAAATCTTTATCATATAATACCCCTTGGTTGTATATATCATCTACTATTACAATTCCGTCCTCATATTGAGAACCCATAGTTTGAATATGTAACCCGGCTCTATCACTAGAAGTACCATTACCCTTTAATATAGTATATTGTATTCGGGTGGGGTCAAAAGTTAATATACTTTCTCTATAGTTAGTTTGTGAGCTTATTCCTTTTTTGGAAGATAAATAATATAAAGCACCATTACCTAAATAAAAAGTTGATTCCCTACCTGTATCTACTTGGTCTTGGACTGCTATAATTACAGAATCAGTTCCCGAGTAAAAACCTCCGGCCTCTATAGTCCCTTGTAAATCTGATATGGAATTCACATACTCTAAATCGGGTATCCATCTTGGGTTATAATTAGCTCCAGTATTATTAGCAGAATAATCAGAAGTATACCTAGCACCTATCGAGTTTATACCGTCTAATAAAACAATTCCCTCATCATCGGAGGCTCTAACAAAGGTACTTCCAAAAGACCCTGAACCATTATCACTAGTAAATACACTTAAATTTGCAACCCCATCAGATACTAATATAGAGCTTTCTTTATAATCCCCTCCTCCTACACCAACTCTTTTAACAAAACCACTAGAGTTTACCGGGTCACCTTCTATAGTAAAAGAAACATAATCAGTTAAAGGGTTTGTAACATCTTCTACAGTTATGTCTATATTATTACTGCCTAAGTAATCAGAACCTTGTTCTAATACATTTTGTAAAGTAGTTTTAGAATCTATGTAATTAACTAAATCGGTTTGGTCCTCAACATTACCCGCTAAATCCCCCCAATTAGAGGCTCCCCCTCCTGTTCCAGTAATTTTTATCCATGAGGCTGGAAGTGATAAGTTGTTCTCATCTATACACATATATATACCCCTAGTGGCTGAATCAGCTAAACCTTTAACTGATACAGTAAACCCATAAGGTATATAGTTTGCACTATTAAAGTTGTATAAGTCGGCTACATCATCCACAAGTTGCCTTGCATCAAATGTTCCTTTTATCCTTACTTCGTAGTTTGCACTAATTGGAAATGTTCCTTGTTGTCTGGCCATAACTTAGAATATTAATTTTATTGTTAAAGCTCCTCTATCAGCTGAGGAATTTCTGTATCTTACGTAATCAACTACGTTACCTTCTATAGTTTTTGTAAAAAATTCTTGTATAAAGGTTGATAGTTGATTGGTCGGGTCAAATTGATTTGAAACCGGATTAAAAAATTGTATAGCAGCTATTGGGTTTACATCCAACCAAGCCTGTGGAATCTCGAAGAATTGTTTTTCTCCACCTGATTCAGCTACTAAATCTAGTTCTATTGAATTTACATTAAACATATTATATAAAGGTTGTTCTGTGTCAACTGTAATATCAACTGTAGAAGCAAATAAAGGGTATACCCCTATAACAGAAGCAACCTCTTGTGGAGAAGTTCCAGCCGGATAAGGTGAATCAAAATCAACTTGGTCTGAGTTATAAGGTTGGGGCCCTTCTAAGTAAGTAACTTCTCCAGTGAAATCATTATCACCACTCTGGATTTCTATAGTATCTATATATTCGTTAGGGTCTGCATCTACTCCCACAGTTCTTATTTGTCCCATTATATCATAGCTAGTAGCTTCTCCTGCTCTTTCCCCTTGAACTTCATTAGCATCCCAAACTCCATTCACTAGGTCCCCTCTTATCTGTCCTCTGTTAAAATTAAATATAACCTTAACTTCTACTAGAGCTCCAATCACTTGTAATTGGTCAGGGTAATCTCTTACTAAATTAAAACTTGGGTTTAAAAAAGTAGGATTTTTTACTTTAGTTAAAAAGTTTTTAAGAAAATCAGTAAATGAAGTACCTTGGGGTATAACATCACCACTTTGGTAGCCCGCTTCTGGTATATCAACATTAACTGTTATCTCTTCTTCGGAGCTGGTATCTATATCAACATTACCAGAGGGGTCTGGTCCTTCTCCATTTACACTTTGAACATAACCACTTAAATCAGCTTGATTACCTATAATTTGTATTAACTCTTCTAAAGCATTAACAATAGTAGACGGATTACCACTTGGCCATAGGCTTGGGTAGTCTGTATCATAAGGTAAGGTTTCTGAATTTATTTGATTTATTGGAATCCAACCCAATTCATCTAAAGTAGCTACTCCCTCGGGTAAACCCTTTTCTACATTAGGTATATAATCATCAGGTGATATGGGTACTTGAAAATCATTTATAGTCCATTCACCTCCGTTCCCATATTCTCCTACATACTCATAAAGTTTATTAGCTTGATTTCTAACAGTAATTATATAACCATCTCTTGGTATAGCGTATTGCCATTCCCCAGTTATATATGTAGCTATTTGGTCCTCTTTATTAACAAAGTCACCAGATGCACCTGTATCAGTTATTAGGTACCTATCTCTTTCACTAGGGCTACTAGGTGGGGCTCCTAAAACTTGGATAACAGGTTTTAACCAATATTGTAGAGTTGGGTCAGTTATACTTATCCATTCCCCACCCAGGTTGTCGTAGTATAGTATATCTACAACATTGGGGAAAGATGGATTTAATATCTTACCCCATAGTACATAAGTCTTTGATGGTGGGTTTACTGACTTAATTAAACCAACTACATTTCCTACATTAATCATATTTAGTCATTTATATAGATTAAATTACCTTGGTCGTCAACAAAATAGTTGTCCTCACTAGGCCCTGAAATAATTAAATTTCCATTATCGTCCAATGATAATATTAAACCAGGGTCATTTGTATTATCATATACTAAATCTCCATTCTCATCTACATATACCGTGATTGGAGCTTCTGATAGTTCAGTTCCATTATATATAATTTTTATTAATTTAGCATTTATGGGTTCTACTAATTTAACTAATTTAATTACATTACTATAAAACAATGAGCTTATAGACTCTGTTCCTGTAATTATTAAATCATATTCAAAACAGGTTATACAAATTGAATCATCGTATCTTACTTGGTTATCATCATAATTTATCCCCTCAACATCATACCTTATATCAGGTGTTGGATATCTTTGAAAAGATACTTCAGTTATATTAAGTAATGCTAAAAGAGCCTCATAGGATTTTTTAGTTCCTTTTACTTTATAGATTGTAAATATATAGGTTAATAGGTTTTGATACTCCCCAGTACTTAAAAGAAGTGAGGTTAAATTTAAATCCCCACTTCTAAAAGCTTTATAATTTAAAAATTCTATATCGCTTAACAATAAAGGGTTAGCTAAACTCTCCAATTCATTTATAGCCTCATCACTATAATCGTCTAGTTCCTCTCCAAATATCTCTAAAAACCTTTGAAGAAAACCTTTACCATTAGAATCCTTATAGCTATCCTCTGATGTAAAATAACTAGGTAATAGTTTTTGAGATAAATATTCTTTATAGGTTGTTAACATGATGAAGAACTTTCTTGGTTTTGACTAGAAACTACAGATACCTTTATAAAGTTTAAATCCATCTTTACAATTGTGAAATCCCTTAAAGATACATTTTGTAAATAAGGGTAAGTTTTAAATTCCCACCTATCCCCTACGTTATAAGAACCAGAGTTTATAGTTATTGTAAAATATGGGTTATTTGTACTACCTAGTGGGCTGTTCCACTCTTGGCCTACTTCTAATATCTCTTGTAAAACATTGTCCATGTATACTAGAAAATCACCATTTGAGTCAACTTCCAATCTCCAATCCCTTATTTGGTCCATAGCTTTACCCCCTATCCTAGTCCAATTTAATTGATTGTTGTGACCTATGGGTCTAGCATAAGGTTCTACCCAGAGTTCTGTTATATCCAAATAATCAACAGAAGGTAAATTATCTATTAAGGCTTGAATATCAGATAACCTTATATTACTATTTATTTTTATATCAGATGAATCCTGGTAATCTAGTAAAGCTTGTTCTACTGTTTGTTTTACATCTATTAAGGATTTTCTAGGTCTAGCATAAACTTTCATTCTAATGAATAACCTACTCTCTCCAGCTGCTCTAACTATTGGGTTTACTAAAACCATTGACTTATCATTAATTTCTTCTTGAGCCTGATTAATTAATGATTGTTGAGCTAAGCCACCCCCTTGGGGTACAATGTATAAATTTATATCTTCCCCACAACAGAAGTTTATAGCAGTATCCCTTATCCCAGGTAAAGCATTAATAATATCTACATGGTCTTGAACATTTACAGCTCTATCCAAAGTTCTTAGGCTTCTCATTGCATTGTCCCTAATATCTTCAGTTGATTCAAAAAATGCTCCCCCCGATGAAGATGTTGGGTTATTTGCAGTATCTACTGTTACTAAATTTTGACTTAAGTTTAAGGTTAATGTATTTATATCTAAATCATTAGCATCAATTTTATTGTCCCCCGCTTCAGTGTCTTGGTAATTAGCTATTATATCCTCACCATTTTGGGGAACTACTCCCTTTTTACCATCTCCAAATCTTACATAAGCAAAACCATCAGTATCTATATCCACTACATAATGCCTATCCTCTTGATTAGAATTAGCAAAAGTATTTACTTCAAAATAATCTTGACCAGCTATGGTTATCTCCATAGTTTTATGTACATACTTATCGCTTATTTGGAATTTTTGATTGGAAGCACCATTAGAAGAACCTAGTGTTCTACTTATTAAATCAACTTGTACAAAAGGTATATTTGCAAAGGTATCTGCAGCTAATACATCATGGTCCTCTAAAGTTCTAAAAGTATACCCATCATTTGAATTTATGGAGGTGTTACTTAATATACTAAAATTTGCTCCACCTGGACTATCGAAAGTTAGTACTACATCTACTGATTCAGGACTTCTAGCTTTAATTCTATAGTCAAGTCCAGTAGAATGATTAATTATGGAACTTCTTCTACTAGCAGTAGCAAAAAATGATTCCTTTGCAACATTATCAATATAATAGTTGAGCATCTCTGCTATTGCAGCAAACATATCAATTATTATAACAAAAGGATTTGATGGGCTATGGTCTGTCAACTCGGGGTTACTTATAGTAACTCGGGATAGAAGAGCATTCTTTATTTGCTGATAAGACCTATCTAAAAAGCCTACCCAATTATTTTTTACATTAGCCATAATTAATTCGATAAAGTTTTATAATATGGAAAAGTTAATGAGTCCTCAATCCTAGAGCCTTTAATTCTATACAACACAAAAACTTCTAATTTTTCATTTTCTATTTTAGATACATTAATATCTAAAACCGTAATTCTTTTTTCAAAGGTACTTAAAGAATCAAAAATTAACTCTTCTAATAAACCCCTTATAAAGCTATCATTGGGTTCCTCTATTAAATCATCCACTAAGGAACCAAAAGAAGAATTCATTAACCTTGTCCCCACTGTCCAAGATAGTATTATCTTTATAGAGGAACTAATAAGCTCTGAACCCGAAGATATAACTGGCTTACCACCTTGAAGTATTATTGGGAAAGATATTCCTGTACCTATAAATTTATTAATACTATCCATGTTTTACATTGTCATTTTCAAACTCTCCTTTTTGAGAAGGTGTTAATTGTCCTGAAGCCCAATTAGTTACTAAAGTTTTTAAAGCTAAACCCCCATCAGTTGGAGCCACTACCCAAGATGTAAATATAGTTTTTAATTCATTTATTTCTGATTCTAAATCATTAAACTTATCTGATACCTCTTGTGATAAAACTAAACCCCCTTCCCCGTCTCCGTTTAATGAGATAACTCCCCCACTAACTTTTATGGTTTCAGAATCTTCATCCATTTCAAATATATACCCATTTGGTGTTGTAATCTTGGTCTTTAAAAGATTATCATCAAACTCAATATGTAAACCTTTTGGAGTTCTAAACCAATACTTATTTGGGTCTTTTAAATCATCAGGTTTTTCTCCTTTTGAATGGTACCCATAATTCCAAAGGGGTTTTCTTGGATTTCCTTTTTCAAATTCAACCCATACCATATCATTATTTTGAGGTATCACTTGAGCTCCATAACCTATTCCTGAATAATTAGAAGCAGGCCAAGCCCAATAATCTAAAACCATATCCCCAAATACTTCGGGAACTTGAACTCTTAATCTCCCATAACCCTTTGGGTCGTCTCTATCATAAACAAAAGCTCTATACTTAGAGTAGTACAACCCTAACTTCTCTAACCCATATAAACTTAAATCCCTAAATACTTTAGCTATGTTTTTAATCATTTCTAACTGGTACGTTTAATAGGTTAATAGTCCCATCTTCAGTTAATATACCATTATTGGATTCTATATTAATTTGAGATGTTTTTAATTTTAAAGGGTTTTCATTATCTAAACTATTTAATGAGTTTCTACATACTAATAATCTAGTAATGTAACCACTTTCTGTTTCCAATTCGTGGGTAGCAGACTTTATATACCAATTACCTGAGTACTTAACTCCTGTACCTTTTATATTTACTATTTTACCTGATACTAAATCGGGGTCACCCAATACCATGATATTAGCCTCATATAAATCTAACTCATTTCTAGCTTTTCTATTTGCTCCCGCTCCTGCTTCTTCTTCTGGTGTTCCATCTCCAGTGGGTAAATTTTCTTTAGTTATGGGTATAACATCAAAACCCCTTTGTTCTATTCTTCCGGTTACATCAGTTTCTACAGTAATAAATTTTTTATCTAATACTAAATTAGATTTTCTAGTACCCCTTTTTACCCAACCTACAAAAGCATTATCCCCAATCTCTAGTTTTTTATTAAACCTTCTCTTTATTATGGGGTTACCGTTTTCATCCTTTTCATCAATTTCCTCCTCTACATATACCCCATCAACTGTATAAGGTGACCCGGTTAATATATCTTCATTTAAAGCTGATTGTATATCTTCGGCCTTTTGTTGACCCCAAGTTACTTCCTCATTATCTCCCAAAGAGGTTATACCAGTTTGGGGTTTACCTACAGAGCCTTGAGTGTATTCTTTATTCTCCTCATCCCAAGTAGATACCGAATTACTAATACCATATTTTTTATTTAACCTTAAATTAGAACGGGGTTCAAATTGTAAAAAATTTCCTGGTTCCCCTCTCCATACTAATGATTTATAAGGGCTTTGTTTTAAATTTCTTCTTCTTAGTATTAGTTTATCATCCCTACCCTCTATAACAACATCAGGAGTTGGTTCTTTTTCTTTCATATCCTGAAGTATACGAGCTTTGGAACGATTAGCTGCAACAACCTGTTGGTTTTTCCACCTATATACTCTAGGTCTTGAAGTTGTATCCCTAGCCTGAGTAAATTGGTTAGTCTCTTCATCAAATTCTGAACCCTTTGCAAAATCTACATAAGCCTCATCGAATTCATTTTCAAATTCTAACCCACTTGAATCAGCAATTTGTCTTGCCATATCTTCTAGGTTAGTATTATTCCATACATCCTTAGATGAATCTAATAATAAGTAAGCAGCTTTACAATAAGCCTCTATCCTTAGTGTTACACCTTCCGTAGTGAATTCAGTTTGTATATCCCAAATCCAAACTTGTCTTTTTTGTTTCTCTCCACTAGTGTAACCAAAAACTAAATTCAACATCTTGTTTTCCTGAATATCAGGAGAATCCACTATACCAACTTCTTTACTTTTTATGGTTATAGTAGAGGCATCATCTGCTCTTTCAGAATGAGTATATTTTATAGAGGTAACACCTTGGATAAGTTCAGAGTTATTAGCATTGAATACTCTAATAAATATACCAGCATAACCTTGTTTTTTTATATCACTCATCTTCTAAGGTTTTCAATTATATCAATATCAGGTATTAGTAATATAGAGCCTGGAGTTAAATTAAAGGGGTTGTATATATTGTTAACATCAGCTAATATAAACCATGATAAAGAATTATTATAATATCTATACGCTAAAGAGCTAAGAGTTTCCCCAGCAGTTACTCTATGTCTTACATCTCTTTCGGATTTAAAGTTATAAATTAACCTATCCCTTTTTAAAAGCATGCCTTCTTCTCCTAAGTCCACTATATAACCGTTAGAGTATAAGTTCTCTTTAGGTAGCCTTAGATTCTGTCTGTTAATAGAAATTACTTGTGTCATTTGTTCTTTCTCCTTTTGCACCCCAAACTGTTCTCATATCTTTAATACCCAGGTTAAAACCTGTTACCCTTTTAAGAGTTACTTCCTGGTAAGCTTGACCTGGAAGCATTGAATATTCTCTATTAAATAATGATAATTTATAAGGGGCTGATTCTATAATCCACTTCTCAAATCTAAATAACCTACCAAATTGTAATATTACTCTTGGGGGTTCTGTATTATACCCATCCGCTTTAGAAAGGGATTCTAACCACCTGCAGGATTGTATTACATCAGTTCTTCTTTCATCATTACAAAACCAATCTAAAGTAAATTTTAAAGTATCTTCCCCTCCTGTGTAATTGTAGAATGGGTTGTTTCTTCCTACGCTTGGAATTACTGCCCAATTAGAAGAAGGCTGATAATCTAATTCTTTTGGAACAACTTGAATTTTTAAGGTTTCTACTTTTTTCTCCCTCTCATCAACTCTTACAATAGCTAATTCATGGGGGTTGTAAATAGTGGAGGTGTTATTAAAACCTTTTTCCCTTTCATTACGACCCCTACTCCCAAACCTATTTGGGGTTGTTAAATCTCTTAGTTCTTCAAAGAATGGCATATTATTGACTTGTGTTATTTAAAAAATCCTTTAAACTTGAATACTCCTCATTTTCAAATATTATCTCACCCACTTTTTTTCCATCAAGGTTTACATTAGAAGCTGATACTTTAGTTTCTTTACCAGCCATCTTTCCTAGGGTTTCTATCATTCTACCCATCTCCTTCTTCTCATATTCTTTTTGAGATTTAGAAACTCCAGGTGAAGCAGGTTGTCCCCAACCCAATACTCCAGCATTTAAATCTAAACCTGTAGCTTTATTTAATTTATTAGACCTTTTATTCCAATTTTCTCTAGCCCTTCTACCTGATAAATCCCCCTGAGTAAATACTCCTTTTATATAATCATAGATAAACATAATAGAGTGTAGGAATTTTCCTAAACCCCATACCAATAGATTAACTATATTTTTAAGACCCATAAAAGAAACGGCTAAACCTATAATCCAACCAATAGGTCCTAATACTAATTTTAAAACTCTTCCTAATTTCCCCAGTAGTCCACTGGATTTAGTTAATGATGAAATGAATCCTTTCATTCCTTTAGTTCCCGCTTGAGTAGCTCCTTTAGCTTTCTCACCCAATCCTAACTTAGATGCAATCCATGAGCTTCCCATTAATGTATTGGGTTTGTTAATTGATTGGAAACCTTTTTTACCTTTTTGAACAAAACTTCCACCGGGACCCACAAAACTAGCACCTTGAGCAGCAGCAATATATCTAGCCACAGCAGCAGTACCTGAATTCCAAGTCCAAACTAATGCAGCCCTCATTGATTTGAGGGAAGTTCTTGAAGTAGTAATCATTAACCCAAAGGTTGAGAATAGTACTAAGAAAGCTCCTAAACCCAAAGTAGCAATTGCAAATACAGAACCTAATACCATTAAAGCTTTACCTATTGGATGTTCTGCAACCCTAGTCATTAGGTTAACTACTTTAGTTAATCCCTGTGTAATAAATCTTAAAGTTCCTTCTAATGCAGAACCCTGAGCAATCTTAAATGCCTCCCATGCTGATTTTAATATAATAATATCACCCTTAAGGTTATCTAATCTCATTCTAGCAATCTCCTCTGCTGCTCCTTGTGAGCCATCTCTTAATAAAGTTAACATTTCAGCAAAGCCCAAACCCAGTTTAGTACCTTCTTCAAACAAAGGCATAAATGCTCTAGCACCTCTAATATTTAATACTCCTGATAGTATAGCTAACCTTTCAGTTCCAGGTAAGTGTCTCATCTTTTGTCTAAAGACATCAAGTAAGCCAGCCATATCTCTAAGCTCCCCTTGTGAATCTCTTAAATCCGATGGGTTCATTCCTATGGATTTAAGCATTTCGGCTTGTTTTGGAGTTCTCCACTCGGATTGAATCCTAGACATATATGTTAATACGTTAGCAAGTCCTCTACCTGCCATACCTCCTCTAATACCTGCATTACCTAATACTGTAACCATTGCAGTAGCTTCTTCTACATCTACCCCCACTTGTTTTGCAGCATTAGCCACATACTTCATGGATTGGCCTAAATCATGCATTTCAATATTTGCACGAGTTGTACCCCTAGCAAGAATATCCGCAAGCCTCATAGATTGATTAGCAGCTAAACCAAAGGGGGTCATTATATTAGTTAGAATATCAGCTGTTCCCCCTTGACCCCCAATTTTAGTGTCTGTTGCCGCTCCTAATAAAGCAGTAGCATCAATTGAACCTAATATTTGTTTAGCGTTCATACCTGCAACACCCAAATAATGCATTGCAGAACCTACTTCCCTTGCAGTAAATATAGTGGATTTACCTATCCTTAAAGCTGAAGCCTCTATTTGATTAAGTTCTTCTGTAGTAGCTTGGGAAACTGCTTGTACACCTTTTAATGTGTAATGAAAGTCAGAAGATATATCAACAGCCTTCTTAAAAGAACGAGCCATTAATAAACCCCCCGCTGCTAACCCAAAGCCCATTATTTGAGTAGCACCTAGAGAAGCTTGCAAAGTACGGGCTTGTTTATTCATTATACCCATTGATGCAGCTACTCGATTAGCTTGCGCAGTAAAACGGTCTCTCAAAACTATTGAAAGACCGATACCCATTACGTTAGAACCTAAATTAATCATATATTTTCCATCTTTTCAGCATAATTTTTAGCAATATTTAAATATACTAACCTCCTTGAAGTTGGAAGCCTTCTAAATTCATATTCACTAAAATTAAATTTTGCCTGGCATACATAAAAATATTGGTATTCCAAAGGCTGGTAAAAGAATTCACCTAAACCTTTGGGAAGAAAAAATCCGAGTACATAAACAATGACACCTCCTCTCGAATTGGTTTTGAAGGATGCTTTAAACTTGTTGTTAATGTAAACTCTGAATCATACTCTTTAAGGTATTTTCTTATTTCTTGCATCAATCTAGTAGGAAACATTTTAAAGTTTACTACCGGAACAAAGTCTCCCCCTTTATCAGCAACTCTAAAGTTTCTTATCCTTAGTTTCTCATTGATGCTAAGCTGTGATATATCCTTTGCTAGCGTTGTGGATTCCATTGCTGAAGTCAGATAATCCATTTTACAAGTTAATCCACTAGATAATGTAAATGAGAATGAATCTCCTGCCTCTTTATAAGGTTCTATTTGAAATTCTTCTCTATCTTCTAAATCTTTCTTTTCCCAGTCAAAATCAAAGATTTTTAAATCTTCGGTAAATTCAAACTTATCACCATTTTCAAAGGTATGTTCAAACTCCATCTCATCACCCAAAGCTTGAATCCTTGATTTATATAAAATGTAATATTTTGAACGATTCTTAAAAGAAGATATTTGGGCTCTAGTGGGTTTACCTTGATTATCTAAATCCTCTATAATATTATAAAGAAATTTATCAAAGGCACTACCATCATCATTATTCTGTACCTTGGAAAGAATATCCTCATCCTCACCATTTCTCTCTCTAATGGTAATCATTCTACCATCAGGTAATTTAAAAGTTTCTGTATTAGGTGTAAGCTGATATCCATCATTAGCCACATCCCTTACAATTTTTTCTGACATTGTTTTAATTATTTAAGGGTTAAACAAAAAAGAGCTATTAGATTAAATCCGATAGCTCTTTCAAATAGTAAATTTTAGTTTTATAAATAAGCTTGTCTATCTACTGATAACTCCAAACTCTCAATGGTATTTTCAGATGATACTCTGTCGAGTTCCACCCCATTGATTTTCTTTACCCAACATCCTATATAGTTCCAGGTTGCAATTACAGTAAGACCATCAGTGGCATATTTCTGTATTTGTATTGGGAATTTATAATTGTCAGGAATTAAACCCCCACCTATAAATTCATTTTGAATTGAAGCAATCCAATCCCAAAATAATCTATCAGGCCCATCGGCAGATGAAATCTTTTCTACCATTATGTTTCCTAATTTTACCATACCAGCTGTTTTAATAACATGGTTTCCTTCTCCATGTTCCACCTGGTCTAAATCTCTTTCCGCAGTAGTAACTTTTTGAGCAAGAAATGGATTCATGCCCAATATAGCTATACTAAATTGAAACTTTTTATGTGGATTTGATACGTTAGCCATAATCTATATTTTATTTAAGTTTATTCAAAAGATACGCCGGATGGTGCAGAGATAATATCAATAGTAAACTCTTGTAAAGAGACTACTTCTTTTAACCAAAGTTGAACTCTATATTTACCTTGGTCTAAATCAGCTCTATTATTAATCACTAACTCAGAATCCTTTGTAGCAAATTGGTCACCCCTCCACTCATAATCAACTAAAGCTCTTTTTTCTCCCCCTACTAAAGATGATAAAAACGGTTCCACTTCGTTGTATATTTGTAAGAAGGTTCTAAAGTCATTCGGTTCTTCTAAATAAAGTTCCATATTAGGCCTTAGTGATTTCTTAATAAATATAATTAATTTAACCACATTTAAAAAGCTTTTTCTTGAAGAAGCCATTTGGGCAGAAAAATTTCCTTTAATATAGATTCTACCGTTTTGATTAACTACTACGTTAATTTGTCTTTGAGCAAGTTGGTCTAACTTAATAGTGTTAGCCCCATAGAAATTATTAACTACATCAGAGGCATTTCTTATTACCCCCCTTTGGGTTCCAGCAAAACTCCACCATGGGCCAAATTCTCTTGAAGAGAACATTGCTAACCCCAATACATCCCCTAATTCAGAAATTTCTTTTTGAGTATTTTCTAGGAATGGGTCAGGGATTTCTAAACCCCCCGCAAAGAAAGCAGTGAATCGAGAATCTATATTTGTATCCCCTCTTTCAGTAATTAATTTAGTTACAGTATTAGAAGTATTCTTAAGGTGTGCAAATGTTACTGAATCTTGTCTACTGTCAGTGTAAGCTGAATATGCTTGTAATACCGAAGTATCTGAATTATCTAAAGAAGCTATAACCTCAAAATCACTGTATTGGTCAAAAGCATATACTCCAGTACCCCCGGCTTCATCGCCTTCATAGTCCGCTGCTGTTACTGGGTCACCATTAGAACCAGTTGTTGCTGAATATGTACCATCATCGGGTCTTAATTGTCCTGATAATCCAGAGCAATCCAAATAGTTAATATCTATAAGAGCTGAACCAGATTTTACTCTGTTAAGATAATCGGATTCAGCAATAGTAGGAGTACCCTCAATTTTTAAGTTTTGATAAATTTCTCCCAAAGATGGCTCATTAAGGTGTGATACAACTAAATCAAAGGCATCAGCATCTCCATTGGAAGCCTCTAATATTTGAACTACTAAGTTATTATAGTCAGCTCCGGCATATTTTGGAACTACTTCAAAATAATCCTCTGTATCAACAGCATTAGAACCCAGAGCAGCATCAAAAGCTGCTTTTTCAGCAGTAAGAGTTCCAGCATCTGCCGGGTCAGTATAATTACCAACCTTATTTACCCTTAATGCACAACCATAAGAAAATGCTCTCTTTACTAAAGATGCACCTTCTAAACCTTCAACCTCTCCCCCATATTTCTTTACAAACTCAGGCCAAGTAGCAATTACAGAACCATCATGTCCATAAGGGCCTCTTAGGGTTTGTAATGAAACTGCAGCTATACCCCCTATTAGTGAATCAATAAAAGAAGAAAGGTCAATTTCATTAAATTTAACTTTTGCAGAATTTGGCATAATTAATTACATTTATTTATATTAGAAATATTAAGTATTGTTTTTATGCTAAACCTATTATACCAGTAGATTCAAAATTAATATCCAAATCTTGGTTATTCAAAACTTGGTTAGTAGTTAAATCATAGATGTTTATAATAGGAGAAGTACCAGGAGTTCCCGTGTCAACATAGAAAGCTAGATATCTTACGGTAGCAGTTATACCCACTAAAGAAACATTGTCAGCATCAATCGAGGCTTCGTCATTAGCATTATCAACTACTACATTAGGGTTGGCTAAAGTTACTCCCCCTGCGGTATAGCCGGAAGATGATACCTCATTAGCAGAAATATCATCAATAAACTCTTGAGTGTCTATATCTGTTGAATGGTTATCATCCAATAACATCATTTTTAAATCCCCTAAAGCCAATTGGCTATCGAACATTCTTCTTTTAAAAGCATTAAGTACTGGCATATCTATATAATTTATTTTTAATAATATTAAGTATTGTTTTAAATAACTTGAATAGTATTTGATATACTCTCTATTTCTTGACCTGTTGTATTTTTAACTGTTACTACTCTCCTATAATGTCTATTCAACCCAGTAGGTGGAGTATAGTTTAATTTTTTAGATTCTATATCCGCTATATTAACCCAAATTCCATCGGGATTATTAGAACCATCATCTTCACTATATTGCCAATTATAGAAAGTGTAGGGGGTTGGGTTACTACTTAACCCCCTTCCTAAAGTATTATGAGTATTACCTATAGCTAACCTATAATCATCAGGTGGGTATATACTTTGTGGGTTATTAAAATCCCAACCGGGTTTATCATTAGCAACCCCATTAGTTTTATCCCAAGTTAGTAATAACCAATTAGTATTATCTAAATCAGGTCGTGTTGAAGCTGAACTTGTATGAGTTATTAGACACCTGTAAAATCTTTTATCTTGGGTATTAAATACAGTATCCCCTTGGTTAAATTCAATTTTTGTGTTAGCAGCATGCCCTTGGTTAACAGTCCAGTCTGCATACTCTTCATGCCAAACCTCATATTTTTCAGTATCTTGGGATATGGGGTCTGAGTTTAAATACTCTGGGTACTCTTGAGTTGGAAACCCATTATTCTCAACTTCTTTAACATTACCTTGATAAGTTCCTGTGTAAAAGGTTTTATTGTTTCTATATTTACAATATTTTAAAATAAGGTCAATGTCATTAGCTACATCCATATGGTGGTCTGCTGCAACCTCATTAGGGTAAGTCTCTTCCCAATTATCTACCATCTCCCCAAACTCACACTGATTAAATTCAATTGGTATAGCATCATCGTTGGCATTGAAATATATACCCCTATTTCTCCCATTTAACCAAAGTACATTCCTAAACCTTACTTTTTTATTATTAACTAATAAACCTTCATCAGCTTTAAATAAAGTTAAACCATTACTACCCCAACCATCTACAATAGAATTTTCAAATAATATATCACCCTCATCGTAGGATAACTGTAAACCTGCTGATTGAAAGTTTTGAAAGGCTGCTTTCCAATCAGCTCCATTAGCATGCCATATAGTATTTCTTATAATTCCAGTTCTTGAACCAGTTACCATATGTTGCATTTGAAATCCTTCTGCAGCTGCTCTAGTGCAAAGAACATCTTCAATTAATACATTTTCAAATAATGCATAAGGAGGAGCTTTAGTAGACCCTATATATATCCCTTCCCCTGTTTCCCCAGTATGAAGAAAGCTTCTCTTTAATCTAAAATAATCAACCCTTCTACTTTCTAAACCTGGAGCAGTGGGTTCACTTCTATACCTAGCAAAACCATGGATTGATTCTACCCCTATTACTTCTATACCACTTAAAAAGTCTCCACCTATTGTAAAATTATTTTGACCCGGTTCAGGGTTTCCCCACCTATCAACTTGTATTCCAAAAGTACCGTGTTTAAAAGGACCCCAACCATTCCTCATACCTGGGTGGGATTCTGTCTCTCCCCAAAGAGATACATAAGCTAGGTTAGTAATATTAATATTGTAAGGGTTATCATTATTGGGTATCTTTCTAAATATAACTTGACCTTCTAAAGCAGTTATAACAACTGGATTATTTACATCACTAATTGCCCACTCTAAATCATCTGTAGTTCTTAACCAAAAAGCTGATATAGGATTACCATTAGGGTTTTTAATCCAAATTGTAGCTCCTAACCTAGCTCCTGAAAACACTGTTTCAGAATCTGTATAGAATATAACGTTTTTACTTTCATTAGTAAAGGTATCTATAATTATATCCCCATTAACAATACGCCTCCCATTTACAATAGGGTTATTGTAAGTAGTTCTTTCGGAAGTTTCATTTGTTACTACTCTATTAGCCATAATTAAGTTACGTTAAAATAAGAGTTCATATCCGTCTCATCTTGATTTTCAACTAAAAAATTATATAGGTGAAAATTCTTAATAAAACCTTCTAAGTAATTTCCACTATTATTAGCTCCTAACTCTAAATCTCCTGAACCCAAAGTAGAACTAGTTGAATCAAAGGTTATAGGAGTATCACTATCTATTTTTAGAAAACTGTTTACTCCGTTAAGTCTAAACCTGAACAAATGTTCATTTAAATCAGCCGGGGCTATATTTTGCCCATTCATTCTAAAGCTAGAGGCAGATTTCCTAAATTCTATGGATGAACTAAACCCAAACATTACCATTACATCAGTAATATCAAATTTACCCTTAATCCATATTTCACAAGGTTCTGATATTGTTCCTTTAGCTACTAATAGTTGGTGTAAAGAAGCTTTTGTAAACTCCATTCTTTGGTCAACATCATTCCAAACAGGTTTTCCTGTACCTACTGTTGCGTTTGTAGTACTACCCTCATTTACCCAAACTGGATTAGGGTCGCTATTCCAATTACCTGGAACTCCTATATTTCTTAAAGATACATTAGAAGTTCCAGCCCCCAGGTTAGCAGGGTTAAATGAGGTACTAGATATTAATTCTGTAAAATCAGAGCTGTTAGGTAAAGAGTCTGTATTTTCAACTCCGGTTACTTTTACTATAGCCTCAAATGCTAAATACTTACTAACATCCCCAAGTACTAATGTATAAGTAAATTCAGTTGAGTATTTATTATCCCCTAAATATGTTGTAGTACTTGTTGTTAATGTTGATGCTAAAACTCTACCAGAACCGTTTATATCGGAATGCCTATAAATTTTTAATTCGTGGGTTCCTTCATTAGCTTGAGTATTCTTTTCCCAAATAACAGTAACAGTTAAATCTTCACCTTCTGATTCTGTTCCACTAAAGGTAATATTATCTACTAAAGGTGGTTGGTTATTCTCTAATGAAGGAGAATTAGATAGAGTATAACCCCCTAGTAATTCACCTCCATCATTAGTTATAATATTATTATTTACACCTATAGGGGATTCAACAACTATAATATTTTCGGATAAAATTAAAGATTCCTTATTTAAGTTAATTTCTTGTATTTGGTTATTTACAACAAGGGTTAATATTTTTTCTTCTAAGGTTAGGGATTCTTTATTTAGGTTTAGATTTATTAATTGATTATTAATACTAAAAGTTAATGGCTTTTCTTCTAAAGTTAATGATTCCTTAATAATATTAAGGTTTACTAATTGATTATTAATACTAAACGAGATTGATTTCTCGGTTAATGTTAATGATTCTTTAGATATGTTAAGGTTAACTGATGGGCCTTTAGATATCTCTAAAGAAATAGTTTTTTCTTGTATGGTTAGGTTTTCGGTGTTAATTAATAATTTAGCCTTAGCTTTAATTATTAAATTATCCTCCCCAATACCTGTATCAATTTCTCTGATTTTAGATATGTTAGAATCTACTACATCTTGTCCTTGTTCCTCTACATCTAAGGCTTCATATATATAAGTTCTTTCTATAATCCTATGATTATAATCACTGTTCTCCTTAACAAACCCATAAGTAATTACAAACCTACTTTCGGGGTTATTATAAAATCCTAAAAATGTTAAATTGGGTAAAGCTGCTTGTCTAACCTGCTCCAAAATTCTATCTTGAGTAGAAGTTTGTGAAATTAGGGTAACCTCTATTCTATAGGTTGAAGATGTACCTTTATACCTTTGTTTTCTAAAAGTACCGTCATTGTTACTTTCTATTGAACCTGGAAAATTATCTCCTACACTTCCAGTATAAAAACCTGAACCCGTTATAACTATTCTTGGAACTTCTTTTATCTCTCTATCCCTTGCTGAGCCATGTCCAAAAACCTCTACAGCAAAACCTCTATTATTAGCTATCTGATTTTTTTCATCAATATAGCCTTGGTAATCATTTGTATAATTTAACCTATTAGGAATCCACCCCTCCCCTAACAAGATTTTATAAACCTCATTCTCGAAAGTTCTTTCCACAAGTTTTTGAGTGTCTAAAATCTCTCTCATAATCTATAGTCTACTTGAATACCTTTAGTTCTTAGGAATTTAATTTTATTATAAATTGCATCTGAAACAATCTTCTGTATACCCTTTCTTCCCCCTAGGTCTTGGATAGATGGTCCCCATAAAGACCTTTGGGGCATATTTCCATATCCAAACTCGTGCATAATAGCAATGTCAGCTATTCTAATACCTCTTGAGTTGTGAGCATTCATTGGAATACCCGCATAATATTTATAATTTTGTCTCCATGCCTTTATGGAGTTTCTCATATCTTCAGTGTCTACTAGGATTCGTGGGTCACCTGAATTACTACTTGATGATAAAGCAGGCCATCCCAAATCTTGGTTATCAATGTGAGCTTTGGCAATTTTAACTAGTTTTTCTGCAGCTTTTCTATTTCCCCAGTCAGCTGAAGATTTTAATATCTGGGGTAAAGCAGTTAATCCTGCTTGAACCCCAGTCCAATCACCTATAAAACTAACCCCTATCATTTTTAGTTAAATCTACTCTTACCTGTTATCTCCTCTTCTCTTCTCAATACCAATATAAATAATAAAGGCTCATCACTTGCTTGAGATAAAAATGTATCCCCTTCACCCTTATAGATTATACCCCTATGTATAAATTTATCATTAGCGGGATTAAATTGAAAATACCCATGTTGGTCAGTATATCCCAACTCTTTTAGATAGCTAACATTAATATATACCACTAAATTTTGGTTATCTATTTCTCCAGTATCCTGATTATGTTTTGTTATTGGCCATGTTCTATAAGAGTTATAACCAATAAGAATTTTTAATTCAAAATCTTCATAATTATTCTCAATACCTTCATTAAATTGAGTTACACCTTGTGGAGTATGTTTCCTCCAAGTTAAGGTGTCCTGGTTAAACTCCTTATGAATTTTATTTATAAGGTTTTTATACTTATTCCAACGAGCTTTTCCGATATTACCCATAGTATTTATTTAGAATAGTTATAGCATCTTTAATTGGAGGTCGTCCAACCTTGTGGGGAATTACTGGGTTGTGACTTAAATGTCCACATATTGGTAAGTATATCCTCAACCTTTTTGAAAGCATACAAGCTTCTTCTGCCAACTTATCAAAAGGTGACATTCCTTGGGTATTAGTTTTAAATACATTTTGTAAGGCTGAAGCCGAATCAAAGTATTCCACATTAGTGGGGCCAGTTTCTATCTTCTTTATTTGAGCTCCTTCAGTATCAGCAGCTCCATTTCCAAACATATCAGAAAATGCTTTTCTAGCATATTTCTTTAAGAAATCATAAATGACTAAATAAGCAATAAGAAAGTTTACTAGAGGGGGCCAGTTTTCATCGCTATTTAAATTTTCATCATCTATTGGAGGAGTAGTTAAAGGTTGAAGGTATAATCTCCAATAAGTAATTTGTTGGTTTTTAAAATTAGGGTCTAAATTAATACCATCAGGTTTTAACCCTTCTATTAAAGAATTAACTGATGTGGTAAATTGAGATTCCGATTGTATAGATATAGTACCTTGGAAAAGGGTTATTATCTCCCCATTAGTTTTAGTCTCTACAATAGAATATTCCAAAGTTTGAAGAGTGGAGGTTATTGAAGAATCTAACCTAACAGTACCAACTGTATCATCTGTTCCATTTAAAGTTAAGCCCATAGAAGTTACAGGGTCAGTGTATATCTTCATTGACACTGAAGAGCCCGACATAGAGTAAGGTGTTCCATCGGGGTTTATTGGATAGAATGATTTATCTATAATTGAGTTTTCAATTACGATAAAATCAAAGTCTTTTGTTTTATAGGTTTCCATTTAAATAATCCTTTTGAATATAAGTATTAAGTATTGTACAAAATAAAACCCCAACTATTGTTGGGGTTCTAAATTATATATCTAATTATGAAATATTACTCATCATCTTCGCCTTCTTCTTCAGCATCTTGTAAGAATTTAGCTTTTGCGGTTTTGTTCATTTTTTCAAAAGCCTTCTCATCCTCTTCTGAAACCTCATAATTTTCTTTATAGAAAGTCATGAACTCTTCACCTGAATGAGCCTTTGCTAAATCCTTAGCTTTAACTGATTTCAAAGCCTCCACTGTTAACTCTTTAGGAGTATCATCTTTATCTTCCGAAGTATCGGTTTCAGGAGCATCGGTAGGACCGTCTAAACTCTTGATATGTCCCGCCTCTAATGCCATCTTAACCCTCTTAGATAGAGGAGCATCAGTCTCATCCGGTTTTGAAGTATCTGTGGAGGTTACTTTTAATCTTGTAACCGGGTCAAAGAATACCGAAGCTTTCTTTCCCAATACAAAGTATCTTTTTTTACCTTTCTTTCCCATGGTTTTATATTTTATAATTTAAGATTTATTTAGCTAATTTCAATTTGCTCTAATGGGTCAACATCCATATAGGCAGGGAATCCATTTGAAGCAAACTCTAATGAAGAGTCAATGATAACTCGAGCATCTCTATATAAAATACCAAAACCAGTAGTTAAAGAAGCATAAGTTTCTAAAGTTTGATTCGATACAATCTTATCAGATTCTACTAATAGAGGTTGAGCATTGTATTTGATAATAGCAGAAGTTCTATCTATTACCATTTGTTGGTCGTCTGGCATACTTCCGTGGATGTAATAAGCAGATGATTGGGGAACTGGAGTTCTCAAGTTTAATTGTTTCTCAACTGTTCCAGACTCTCTCTTTTTAAACTCATCCAAGAATAAAGTATCAATAGCAGCTTCCTCACCCCCGATAATACCGAAAGGAGTTCTACCAATTCTAGCCATTCTAATCCAAACTTTTAATAAATCACGGTAACCAAAAGTTCCACTAGTTCCTACTCCAACAATCGGTGCAGATTCAGAACCGTCAGCTTGCTCACCATTAATTAATACATCAATCATTAATGCATCAATACCATGGTTTAACTTAACCCCAAAATCTTGTAAAAAGATTGACATTACATTGATTGTAACATATTGAGCTACTTCATAAGGAATTCTAATACCTCTACCCATTTTACGGATTTTCAAGGTTTTCTCCCCGAAGCTGATAGCTCCTTTAGAAATAGTCTCACCTTCACCTACATATCTTGGAGCAGCATCCGACATATTAAGGTGTGGCATAATTACTGAAGGGTTTGCAATTGTTTGCTCCGCAGCAATTATATCAGCCCAAATAGGTGACTTTCTTAAACCCAATCTCAAAGCATCTCTAATAATTTCAGGTATTAACCATCTATTACTCTCATCCGGCAATGTGAAGATGTTTTGGATTGTATCAATACCAGCATTAAGTCCTAGGTCCTCATATAACCCCTCCATACTGATTCCCCATCGAGAGTTAACAAATTCACCAATAGATACGTCTACCGGGTTATCTTTGTTCTTTCTCATGGATTCGCAAGAAAGGACAGATTCTTTTAAGTCCTTTGCGTATTTTGATTTCTTTGCTTGTGCTAAATTCATATATAATTTATTATTAAAAGTTCAAAACTTACAATACGCAAACATCAATTTCATCACCAGTGTCTGCGGTAGCTGTTAATTGAAATCCAACAGCTCTGGTATTCTGTGCTTCAGGGCTTGCTCCTGTAACAGCTGCATATGTTCTTCTAGCAGGGTCTGTACTTACAGCTCCAGCCTCTACTGACCCAGCAGTTTGGCCATCAGCAGCAGCAATCCCCCTTACAACAGCATAACCTCTTACGGCAACTGTAACTCTTTCTCCAGCAGCTCCACTTTGAATTGCATAACCTAAATTTAAGTTTCTTGCAACTCCAGCAGGTGCATTTTGAATGGTACCATTAGTATTCAATACTACTGGTCCACCAAATTGAACGGATTGTCCTGTGGCTACCTCAAATTCCAAATGAAGCTTGTGAGCTTCAGGGTCATTGAGAAATATAGCGTTTGGAGTCTTTTCTCCTATAGTACTTGGCATAATCTATTTAATTTAAAGTTATTTATTTATTTATTATCCTCTTCGCTTATATGAGCAGAAATACCTTTGGATTTCTTTTTCATAATATCATCCATAGCCTCACCTAATGATTTTTCAGTAAATGTTTCTTTGGATTTATCCTTATCACCCCCATTAGAGTTTCCATCATCATTAGGGTTAGCAATCCCAGTCTCTCTATCTGCAGTTGACATTCTACTAATATTAGTAGAGTTACAATCTTTACAAGTAGCAGTGAATTCTTTTTCTACCTGATTTCTATATTGCTTTTGTAAAGCAGTGATAGTTTCAAAATTTGCTTTAGCAATAAGTTCAGTCATTGCAGTGTCTGCTTTGTCTGCTCCACCACATGATAAGTGGTAAAGTTTTAAAGCTTCACTTCTAGTAGCCTCTAAAGCTGCATCAGCTATGGGTTTAACAGTTTTGTATTCATTTAACTGTTCCTTTTCCGTCTCTCCTAAGACTATAGTACCTTCGGGGTATTTTTCTTGGAGTTTCTTTAAATCATCTTTGGCTTCTGTGAGTTCGCTCTCTAAAGTCCCTACTTTATCAGAAGAAGCCAAAAGGTCAGGTAACCCTGCTTTAAGCTTTTCCATTACTTGGGCTTCAGGAGTATCATCAGAAAGCTTAAGTTGATTTCTTAAAAATTTCAAATACTCTTCATTCATAGTTGTTAATTTATTGTTAAAACTTTCTTTATTATTATCATTGGGTATTGTCTTATTTACTGAAAGTGATAACTCTTCAACATTACCACATTTCCAATCAAAGTGGTGAGCCATCTCTTTAAAATCTTCCTCACTAAAACTATACCTATTATCAGCATATTCAGGATTAGTTATATTTCCAGTCTTTTCATTGATTTTTTGAGCGAATGGGTCAGCCCCATGAGGAACAAGTGAAATCTCATCATAGGAGAATACTTCTTTCACTACACGTCTTACTAACTCCCCTTTATCACTATAAGTTCCTAATCTTGTGTAGAATTCTTCATCAGTCATATCATGTGACTTTTCCCAAACAAACATTACAGTTACTGAAACTGAGTGTACTGAAGGGGGGTCCATCATAATACCCCTTACTAATTTGGGGTTAGCCTTTCCATCAAGTTTTAATCTTACATTAATACCTGCAGGTATAGTTACTCCGTTTATCTTTTTCTCTTGTTCAAAAAATACTTCTGAAATAGAACCAACCTCATTCCCAGTAATAACCTCATGGTTGGTGTAAACAGATTGGCCTGATAATTTTTTAGTTGAAGCCTCTAATACTCCAGGTTTAGAAAAATCAATTGGCCCGTACTTATTTACAATTACTTTTGATAAAGCTCTAAATAAGGGGTAAGCAAAATCCTTATCTTGTGGTACTAAATCTTCGGGGCTTAAGTTTGGATAAAACTTATTGAAATCAGGTGAGGAAGTATTAAATAGGCCTAGGGATTCCAAATCCATTTCCCTATTAATCTCCTTTTCTATTTCATCTAGTTTATCCAAAGCAACTCCTTTAGGCATCTTATTTGAAATAAGAGAATGGCCCAATGAAAATGTTTCTTTTGATACTGGCATATTTATTTATTTTAATTGTCTAAAGCTATTGTGTTCTTATCAATTATACTAAAGTCTTGTTTATTCTGTCTTTTGACAGTGCCTTGGGGGTTTGATTTATCTCGGCTTTTTCTATCTGACTTATCCTTATCCTTTTCTCTATCCTCTTTCTTTTTAGCATCACCCATTGCATCAGGTGCACCTTCTAAAGATATTCTAGGTTCTTTCTGGTCAGGTGATTCATAACCTAACTCATCCGCAAATTGTTGTAATGATATTAAACCGTATTTGAAATGAGTTTCTAGGTTTCTAGTTAGAATCTCTTTAGCTTGTTGATATTTAAGATTATCGGTAACTGTGGATTTGTTAAACTCTACATGTAAAGATTTAAATTTAAAACCCTTTAAGGTTAATGCTAACTTATAACCAAACTCTAAATTCTCCTTAACTATATTTTGGATGTTAGTTAATGAGGAAATCATTTTAGTAAACATTACAGTAACCAGGGTTTCAGTAGAACCGGGTTTACCCATAAATATAGCATCATAATTTAATCCCCCTGCAATTAATAACTCGTTTTGGTCAAATAAATCTTTAACTCCCCTAGCATCTTTAGCAGTTTGTTTAAAATCAAATTCATGGTCGTCCATAAATCCAACACTAATACCATCTCTTACTCCCTCTTTAACTCTATCTTTAAAATCGGTTAATAATTTATTTAACCTCTTTTCGTAAGCTTCATCATTTTCATCTGCTTGTTGGTCTGGTTTATCAATTTTAGCATCTATGTAACCCAATATACCCATCATTTCAATAATAAAGTTTATATTATCTACCATTTTACGTTGAGTAGATATGGGCTCTAATGCAGCAATATAAGGGGGGATACCATAAGGTAAATCTGTATCACCATTTAAAGCATAGTACTTATATTGGTTAGTGTTTAATCTTCTTAGGTTTTGAAATCCTTGTTTATTATTTAAAGGAGTATGGTGTAATTGTTGATAGGGGTGGTATTTAGACCTTTTCTTTTCAACAATAAATCGAACATTTTCAGGATTTAAAAACCTAATCTCTTCTATACCATCAAGGCTCATATTAGGAATCCACTCATTCGATAAAGCTCCCCCTACTTGCATCTGCCTAAACATCTTATTAACTATACCATTCATCCCAGCTGCTCCAGTATGCCAATTTTTAGCTTCTTCGGTAAGGTAATTTCTTACCTCCTCCATTTTCTCACCTGATACTGAATCATCGAATTTAATTTTATGGCCTGTATTAGCTAACTTAATAAAGTCATTTAAAGCTTGGTTAACATCAGGGTTAATTTTTGAAAGCTTTCTAATAACTGGAATTACTCCAAAATCAAATTCAGGTGTAACAACTTTAAGAGAAGCCTCAAGGTTTTTTAGAAAATCCTTACCATTATCTCTTGAAACAGATGGAGTAGTATTAACAACTACTTTCTTTTTCTCAACTTCAACGATTTTAGACTTAAGTTCTCTAACCTCTTTAATAAGGGCTTCTTTTTCTTTCTGGTCTTTTTCGTAATCTGTATATAATAACTTCATTGTGGTAGAACTATTAATCCTCTTTGTTTTATCTTTCTTACGTGATTTGTGATAGCTTTACCTAATATGGCATCATCTACATAAGCATCATCATCATCCGCTAAGGAGTCAGAACTTCCGCTCCCTTTCCCCATTGCTATGGGTTTATTTTTATCATCATATATAAAAGTATAAGCCTCTTGTACAAAAGCTTCATCTTTAATATTTATATTACCTAATCTAATATCTTCCTCTAACTCATTTATAATTATGGGTCTATTTTTAGAAGTAGTATACCAACCTGGAATTTTTTCTTCTTTAGGTCTTTTCTCTCTTTTCTGCTTTATTAACTTAACAGAGTAATGAAGATTAGAGTAACCATCCTCTTGTAATTTGGAAGAAACGGCTAAACCTATATCATTAGATTCTGGTGCTAGTGTCGCTCTATTATAAATATTACCCAACCTTGCAAGTAATAATGATAGCTCATTAACTGGAAGCTTCATTTTAAAAGAACCGGCCTCTTCACCTTCTTGGTCCATTATTGTAAAAGCGGAATAATCTCGTGAACGTCCTGTTGCAATATCTGAACCAATTGTGTATTTCTTGTTCTTTTTGGGTTTATCAAATATCTGTAAAAAATCACTTAATTGCCTAATATCTCCTTTAAATAATTTAGAAAATAGTGGGTCTTTTCTAAGGTTTAATGGTATATATTGGTCTAAGTTCTCCTCTATTGCCCTTATATCCATTAAATCAAATACTGATGCACCCGAAGTTAAGAAATCACCATCAATTTCCTGAGCTGTTCTTCTTGGTCCCAAAGCAGTAGACATTTGCTTATACCATTCAATATCTCTGTCAGGGTGCATTCTCCATTTAAGCCTAATGGGTGTAAATTCATTTCCCCCTGAACAAGCTTCCACCCATTTTTTGTGAAAGAAGTTACCTATACCGTACGGGGTAGAGTTAAGTATAGCCCGTCCACCAGTTGATAATGTTGGGAAAGCTGCTGCCCAAATCTGGTCTGCCCATCTAATTATAGCAGCTTCATCAATTACAAGTAGAGATAAAGATTCAGAACGTCCAGCCTCCTCGGTGGTTGGTATGGATGTAATGATTGAACCATTAGCAAATTCCATCTCGCTTGCAGTTCCTAAATCTTTAGTTCTACCATTAATTATTTGAACCTTTAAAAATTCTGGTAGGTTTCTATACATAAACTTGATTTTCCTTAATACCTTCTTAGCAACGGTATCCTTAATGGAAATAATGTTTATGTTTTTATTCGGGTGAAACATTGCATACCATAGACAAAATAATGATATAAGCTCTGTAATCCCAGCTTGACGAAATTTAAGGATTATATTAAACCTCCTATGTATAAAGCTCCAAAGTACTGATTTTTGATAAGGGTATAAATCAAACCTTACTTTTCCTTGTACTGCATTAATAACATATATAAAGGTTGAAAAGAAGAAAGGGTCATAAGCAACTTTAGTCAGTATGTCAAATTGTTCTGACGTTAAAGGGGCATTTATTAACTTATTAGCTTCTTTTCTCGAATCTGATATATTAGTTTCCCCTGTTACCATATTTTATAACCTGCGTCTACTTTAAAGAATAACTGTGGATTTGTTTCGATTGAAATAGTACCATCAGCTCTAAATCTTAAATTCCTCCACTTTGCGTTATAATCAAGACCTACTGAAGGGCTTTTTCTTAAAAGCATATACCCTGGTGCTACATAAAATTCATGTGATAATGGGTCTTTGTTATTAAAATCTGATTGAATAGGTGAAGATGCTTTAAAAATTGGCCTTCCCTCATTGTATACTAATTGATATTTAAACCTATTGAAGTTAACTGCATACTTATCGGTAATAGTGTTTCCCTCAAGGTTTACCATGTCAAATGATACTGTATCTGAGTTAAATTCTCCATAGAGTATCTTCCATGCTTCAGGATTATTTTTGAGATACCTAAGAGAGATTCTAGTGAACTCATCCCTCATGGAATCAATAATCAATAGTAAAGAATCATTTTTTATAACTTGCGTCGTCTTATAGGATTTTGTGGGATCAATATATTTTATGTTTACTGCAGGGGGAACATAATTAGTATATTGGGGTTTTGGTAATTTATCATAATCAATGTAAACCTTTATTGAATCGGTTTTAAAGTTTGGGTTTTCCCAATACTCTTTAGCAATCTCATCTTGGCCTTTTCTATCTAGCCAGAATATTGTAACCATAATTATTAATATGGCCAATAATACGTTTTGTGGGTTAATCCAGGTTTTCATCTTTTTTCTTTTTATCTTTTTCTTTTTTCTATATGGTATATAATAGGGGTGAAAGAAATATATATATATCCCCCCTTAGGGGGAGATGGATATATTATATTTCTATCCCCTTTTTATGTATATCTATATTAATTAGTAGGGGGAGTCCCGTTATTAATTTGGTAAATATTATGGGCTACCATTGATTTTAATCTGTAATAGTCAAAACCATCACCGGGGTCATATTTAGGGTCTTTAGGTCTAATGTCTTTACCACTTACGTCTGAATGTCTATAAATCTCTTTTTCAGTTATTCCTAACCTTATACATTGTTTAGCTATCCAATTAGCTCCATATAAGTATTGGCCTTCATTGTAAGCATCAGGGTATTTGATTTTCTTTAAAAATTGGCCATAACTATATTCCCCTTTTACAACAAAACAAATTCCAAGGCTTTTGAAATTTAAAGAAGTAACACCTCTAACCTCTGATACACCTGCATGCCATGCTAATCTGTCTAAATCTTGGCCATTGTATTTAGAGCCATCTTCATCTTCTACAAACTGGTGATAGCCTAAACCTATAATTTGTAAAAATTCTATAAAGTGATAAACTTTACCCTTTTCTCCTACATCCCCTCTTACATCTACTATATACTCTGAAATAGAGTGAGCTATAATAAATTGTGGGTCTTTCTTAAACCATCTGTCTTGGGGTTTCCATATTAACTTATCCATAATAATTCATTTTAATTAAACATTTATTAAACCACTCACCTATTTGATAAGGTGGACATTTTGTTACAGTTGCTCTAGCTTTATTAATAAAGTAAAGCCTTCTATCTTCTTCAAAGTGTAATTTAAAATTATCAGGTACACCTTGAATTCTAGCCATTTCCCTTGGTGTAAGAAGGTATCCATCCTCTCTGAATTGCCTAGATTGTTTTCTTACAGTCATTGGGTAATCAGAATCTAGGTTTCTATATACCCCTGGTTGATTATTCATTTTTGAATTAGGTACTGGCCATTTTCTAGTACCATACTGCTTCCATAAATTTCTAGCCTGCTTAACACTTATATTTCTCTCATCACCATAATACATTGGAAGCCTCCAATCATCTAATTCCCTTACATGACATAATTCAGGTATCTCTTCTTTACCCAAACCTTCTATAAGTTCACCAGAGCTCTTAAGGTACCTTTCTTTTGGTAACCTAAAATATTTCTTTTTGTTTTTAAGGTTTTTAGATATACCAATTATTATAAGCCTTTTTCTATTTATTTGAGAATTTCCCCAAGCCGATACGGGTTCCTCATAAATAAATACCCTATAACCTAGTGATTCAAAAAAAGGTATAATAGTTTTATCGGATTCTAAAAGCTTAGGTAAGTTCTCCATCATAAAGATTTCAGGCCTATAATAGTCAACGTTTTCAAGGTATAAACTTAAGGATGTGTTTAATTTGGGGTCCGATAGTTTTTTAGCTCTTGAATAAGCTAATACGGAAGAGTGGCCACAATCCGGTGCTCCCACTATAATACTTACATCTGATTTTGGAAACCTAACTAAAGGGTCTTTATCAAACGGGATATTAAAATTAAGCCTCCATTGGATGTGGTCAGGAGTATGAAATACAGTTCTAGGCTCTATATTCCCTATTAAGTGTTTCTTGAAGGGGTGAGCTAATACTCCGTTACCTCCACATATTGCTAATATACTCATTTTTTTAAGGGTTACTATTTAATTTTTGAAATATAAATAAGTATTGTATGAATGACCTACAAAAGTTTAATAGAGGGTTATATTGGTTACATTTTATAATGGTATTTGCTTTTCTCTTTACAATTTGGGGTTTACCATTTTGGGTTTATATGAGATTATGTTTATTACTTGGATGTATAAATCTAGTATCTTTTATTAGAGGTAGGTATTCAGAATAATAATTAATACTATTTTCATTTAAACTCGAAAACTATGAAGAAAATTATTCAAAAAATCAAATTATGGATAATCAAAATGGTATCCGTTAAATTTTGGCCTAAATGGGAATATAAAGCCGATTACATTAATGAAAACCAATTTTGGGTATTAGTATTAAAAGATGCTAATGGGATATTACCCGATAAGATAATTAAACCCAAAAGAAATGATTTAACTAAATCCAGTGAATCGGGCTTCTATAATGATATTACTTTTAAATTATCCTCTCATTGGCTATTTAAAAATGTAAGGCTAAGTTCAGGTAATATAGCCGATGTTTTATTTATTCCTGAATATATTAAACCCAATAAGTATGTACAAATATTCAAGGAAAAAGGTAGTGATGAGGCTAGAGAATTATTGGAAAGTACTGAAATACCTTTAGATAAAATTGTTCATATAGATTTAAAGGCTAAATCTAAAGAATACCTTTCAGAGGAGGATAGAATAGAGCTTAAAAGATATCTAATATCAAAATTCTCGGAATAATGAATCCCAACCTAGAAAAAACTTTAGAAAGCATTAGCCATGATTTAGCTAATAATAAGGAGTTTATTAACCTCCTAAGGAAGCATAATTATAAATGGGGTATAGGTATGAATTCTGATAGAGATAAGTATTGCTTTATTAGGATTTTCTTAAAACCCTATGAATTTAGGTATTTCCCCGCTACTTCTTTCTTTAAACGATTACCTAATTATAAAAGGTGGGAAGTTCACCATAACCATTCTAAATCAGGTAAAGAATTATCCACCCATGTTAATATTATATTCCAATTACCCAAAGATAAAGTAAATTATCAGTTTTTAATGGAAGAGGTGAGTAACTATGGAGCATAAGATTTGCTAGTGGTGATTAAAATAGTTAACCTAAGTGACTATTTAATTATGATTCTTTCATTATTATTGAATTTATGCTCGGTAAATTTTAATTAATGATTAATGATTATTTGATTAATTGGAGTCGGAAGGAGTGATTACCTTCCGATTTTTTTTGTGTCTACAATTTTCTTGGCCAATAAGATAAATGTTGCATTTTAATATATAATTGACTATTTTTGAATATCAAAAGAAATCAACTAAGAGTTCTTTATAACTGGGTTTTGAGTATAACCTATTAATTTGAAATTAAAAAACCCCTCTTTAGTTGTGGGGGTTTTATTTTATTAACCATTTAAACAATAATATGGAATCAATATAATTAAACGGTTGGGATATAATACCCATAAACAAGAAAACCTATGAAACCTTCCACAAAAAATTTAAAGGTCATGGAAACCTTTCAGTGGAGGGTATTTATAAAATTGAAGATATTGATGAGGGTATAGCTTTATCCTTTGCTTCAAGAATAGATAGAGGACAAATATACACTCCTAGTTTTAGGTATGCCTACATAAATGAGTTTTTTGATAAAGATTATAAAAATATAATATTTTGGAATGCTTTAAATTTATTTAGGTATACATTAAAGACCCAATATAAAAAAGAAGTTAATTATATTTGGGTAACTAGAGTTTTAACTGATGAAGAACAAACAGAAGAATTATGAGCTGGATATTAACAACTTTTACTGGGTTAATGGTTGCATTGTTTATTTTATCCATAGTTAATATAGCCACCCTTTATACTTTTAGAGAAACCTACACTGAAGAAGCTTTTAGGTATTATATAGTTTTAAATATATTAGGTTTAATTGTAACCGGGTATATGTCTTACATTTTAATTTTTGGAATATGAAAGAATTAACAGCTAATGAGATTATTAAACAACTTCAATTAATCAAAGGAGTATTAGAATCTCAAAGAGGCAATAAAAGGGATTCCCTAGTGACAATAGATGATAATTATGTGGATTTATCCGAAGTATCATTTATCTCTTCACTAGATATAAGGAATAATATTAAATATGGGTTGGGTTTATCTGTATTATATAACCCCATGGTAGTATCAAATTTTTATTATAAGGTTATATCCTATAAAAAACCCATAGAAGTAAATTATGGGTATAAATTAAATGATATATTTCCTGAATTGGAGTTTAATAAAAATATTGATAAATTAGATGGCCACCATAAGATAGAATATGCTGATGATATTTATAGTAATTTATTTAGTAAAGTCAATGAATATTTTATACCCAAATACCAAAGTATATTTGATACCTTTATATTGGAAAAGGAAAGACACCATATAGAATTATTGGGGATTTGGTCAGGTATTAAGGATTTATCAAATATTAAAAGGTTTTAATTATGGCTTTATTAATATTTATATCATTATTATCTATACCCTTTATTATGGGATTTGTTATAATAGGTAAGTCTATAATAAAGACTTGGAAAGAAAAAGAATGGGCAGATAAGATGTCAGGGTTTTATAATGATAATAAATTAAGAAAACCCCACTTAGAGTATAGAAATAATATTCTATGGGTTATGTTTATAATTTGGACTATAGTTTTTGGGATATTATTAGGAGCTATTATTTATTATAACTTCAACTTCAGATAAAGATGAGTAGGTCAAAAGATATTATAAATTTTATTAAGGGTTACATGGACCCCGATGAATTAAAGGAGTTTAATGGTTGGTATATATCAAGACACTTTAACTGTAGAGTATTATGGGATAAGGGTAAACCCATAGCATTATTATTTCCTAAAGATAAAAAAAGATGAACTATAGAAACGGAACTAGACCACAGGGTAACCAATCCCGCTTTGATGCAATTATTTTTACTATCTTAATAATCTTATTGATAATCACTCTTTCGGGATGCTCTAAGGAGTATTTAATCACTCAAGTCCATAAAGAAGGGGAAAGAATGATAAGATATGATTTAAAAGATATTGAAAACACTAGAGAGTATTATATAAGATACTATGAGGCCTATTATGATAAAGGTGATACCTTACACCTTAGGAAAAACCAAGTATCATTAAGGCCTTTATATAAAAAGAAGGTCTTTAAAGTAGAAGCATTTTAAATTATAGAGTTATGGAAAAGATTAAAATGGAATGTGTAAGTAAACAGGATGAGCCCCAATATGGGATTGTTGTTTTTAGATTTAGGCCTGTTGATGAGAATAAGGATGAATCTAAACCCTTAAGCCTACAAGTAGTAGTATCAGATGCTAATGCTGGAATTGAACCTTTTAAAGAAGGCCAAGAGTATTACCTTTCTATTGACCCGGTTAATAGTAGAGGCCTTAATAAAGATTCAGCAGTAATGGGTACACCCTTTGATGAGGATTTAGATAATAGGCCAGGATAAAGATAAAAGTTATGAAATTAAATTGTCAAGTATGTGGTAAGGAGTTTGAAGGAGAAGAACCTAAGATGTGTTGCTCGGGTAGAGATTGTGGATGTTTAGGATTACCTACAGAACCTATAGTATGTTCTAAGGAATGCTATGATAGGCTTCCAATTAATAAAGATAATAAGGCCTTGGGAGGGCTTAGTAAAACCCATATATAATTATGAGTACAGTAAGAGCAAAATTTATATGTCAAAGATTAATGGAGCAAGAGAATGAAATTATTCAGGCTTCATTTGTAGCTTTAATTGATGGTAATGAGGAGAATAATAGTTTCTCTAAATACACACCTTCGGGTAACTTGGTATTAGATATAAGTAAAGGTACTCTTGCATCTAATATTTTTATTGAAGGTGAAGAGTATTACCTGGATATTACACCTGCTAAGGGTGGGGTTAAGGAAGGTACTGCTTCTGGGCCTGGGGATTAAGGCTTGGGTCTATCATGGGAAAGGGCTTATATATTTTTTATATAGGCCTTTTTTATGTGTTTTTATAGTATAGCCTGGGAACCCCCGAGTGTTTGGGTTGGCTTCTTTAAATTATGGGCCTATACCTGATGGGTTTTGGGTCTCATACGGGAGGTCCGGGTGGTGCAAGAGGGGCTTGGTGTGGAAGGAGGATAAAAAAATGAGAAATCGAATGGGGGATAATCCATCTGATTTCTCATATATTCATGAATAAGGATTAATTAATTATCCTTTATCCTGCATTGCATTTAATTGATTATTTAATATCTCTTTCATTGCATCTAATGAATTTATTTTATTTCCTTGCATCAATGATTCGATATAAGATAATAAATCCTTATAATCCTTTAAATCCTTTTCATTTCTTGAAGATGAAAAATTCTCAATCTTTAAATCTTGAATCCTCCAATATTTTTGATAGAAAGAAATAAATGCAAATAAAGAAGAAATCCTTTCATAATCATTTCTATCTTTCCCTAATATATTGGAAATGAATCTCTTTAAATCTCTTCTTATCTTTCCTCGGAATTTCTTTCTCTCATCGGATGATAATTCTTTCATTAATTCATCCTTATAAATTCCTTTATTAAAGGAAATTTTCATTTCCTTATTGCATAATTCAGAATTTCCTTTCCCTAAATCAAATTTGATATTATTCAAATTCTTTTTATCAATCTGATTTTCTTTTGATTGATTTCCTTTTTTCTCTTCGATTTTTTGATTTTGATTTTTCATGATTTTTGATTTTTGATTAATTAATTGATTTTGATATATGCAAATCTATATATAAAAAATCATTCTGCAAAATATTCTGCAATTATTTTTTATCTTTTTTCTCGGCAAAAAATCCATCATTTTTCCCCAAATTTCCCCCAAAGATTCCAGTCTACCTGCGGATTGGGCCTGCTATGGCAATTATATATATGTATTGTATAAGGTATTCTAGTGGAACATTTTAAGGTTTAAGGCCATTAAGGCCCAATACTTACATCAAAAAAGAAAGCCCCGAAGGGCAATCCAATCAACCATCAATCAATCATGGCAATAAGGTCTTTAGATGTTAAATGTCTAAGGCCTTTGTATATCTGTGTAGTCTTTATTTCTTCCTTAGCCTTATGGCTTCTTCTTATAAAGGTCATTAAGGCTTCATCTGATACCTCATCTTTCTTAATGCCAAGGGTAAGCCTTAGGGAAGCAAGGTATCTAAGGTGCCTAGGGTCTTTGGGTAAGGCCTTAGGGTTTAGGCTTTTAGCAATTTGGGCAATTTCTTTCTTTCTGTTTCTTAAAATTAGTGTTCTTGAATTTTCCATTGTCTAGTGATTTTAGTATATTGATTAATTGATTTCCTTATTAAAGTTCTTTAAGAGTACTAGCATCTTCGTCAGTAATCTCATTTGAGCTTTCGTAATCCTCTATCAGCATCAATTTATGTAATAAGGAAAATTCCTTTCGCATTTCATCTATAGCCTTTAGAATATTTTCAATATCGGCTCTATCATCAAAGCCTTGCATTAAGGTTTTTAGAAATCCCAATTTATAAGAATCTTTTGGATGAAGGCCTTTTTCTTTTCGTATGGAATTTAGTAATTCCGTTGTAGTCTCGATTCTTTCTATTTGATCTAAATAATTCATATCTATATATTTTTTGATTAATTGATATTTCAAATTTAGGAACAATAAAAACCATTTGCAACATTTTAATCATTGGCCATATTCTTTTTATTTTTGATTGTTGGCACCTGGCCATCAAGGCCTAGATGTAAAGGTTGTAGGCCATGAAAGCCTGATACCTGCTATGGTAATTATATATAGTGTATAAGATTTAAGGTATGAGGCCTTCTACTCTTAGGTAAAGGCATTAAGGTACCCAAAACAAAAGAAATAACTACCTACACAAAGAACCCATACCTTACTACCTACAAATTATCAAGAGCATTTCCCCCTTAGTGATAAGTTGAATATAAGTAATTAGGTATGGGTAATAGGTTATTCGTTTTCTCTTCTAGTTTCATGTTCTGTGGGTTTGGACTGTTTAACCATTATGGCATCGTCCTCTAGCCTAAAGCCCCGTTGTTTGGTAGCTATTACCTCGGGAAGGTCGTTTACCCCATAGGATTCACCCAGTTGGTGTTGGGCCTCAGGAGATTGTAAAAGGCCTTCCCTGTTCTTGTCTATCATTTTAACAGCATCGGCAGTAGTCATATATTGCCCTTGAGCTTGTTGGTTATTATTATTAATAGTGATACCTCCTTGTGGGTTTAAGGCCTTAATTAATTCTAAAATAGGCTTCTGGCTATCCATTAGGTTTTTAAGAGATTGGTTCACGGCTGTTGATAAAAAAGGCTGGTAGCGATTGCCCTGGCTCCTTAAAAGGTCTTGGGCCTGGTTAAGTATTAGGCCTCGGTCGGCTAGTGAGTTTTGAATCCCCATCGCCAACAACGCCCTATAAGCCTCCTCCATTCCTCCATCTTTCGTTAGCCCTGAAAGTGTGGCCATAGTATCACTAATTCCTTTTACTACATCCCTTAAACTAACTCCAAGATAAAAAGATACCTCTTCTACATTCATCCTTATCCCGTTAATGCAATATCCTTCCGTTATATATCTTCTGAGTAGTTCATTCCTTAGTGAAGTCTTTAATCTTTTTTTCTTGTTTTTGTTTTTCTGTAGGTGAATGGCTTTCATCTTTTGTGTAAGGCCTGCGATTCTTGGTATTCTTTTAATCTTCTCCTTCTTCTTTCCTTTAGTACTCATTGTTTTTTTTTTATTTGTTTTTTGGTAATAGTCTTTTGATAGGTTAACACAGTTAAGCCCTAAGGTTATTCCTTAGGGCTGTTAAGGTTTAAATGTGTCCTTTGTTGCTCCATTGTATGTAGGTATATTCATCCTCATAGAATATAGTTCCATTGGATAAGCAATGGTTTCCTTCATCAAATATCGAGCATAATTCGCTTGATGTGATTTGATGTTTAGCATCCTTTATGATAATGGATATTAAGTTCCATGTATCATATCCTTCGCCCATTATCCTGTCGGCTTCATCAATGATTTCCCCTTCCAATATAAAGTTTACCTGGTCAGCAGGTGTCTCCATCTCATTGTGTGGTTTCTTCATTTCATCCCAAAGGTCTTTTATCCTTTGGTTAAATTCATCTTTTGTGAAAGTTTTCATAATTATTGATTTTTATTCTATATACCCTTTTAAATCCTCTTTATACTTAAGATTATATTTATGCCCTTCTAGGTCATATTCCCAATCTTCCCAACCCTTACCTTCTATTGCTTCATCTACATATGATTTATTCAGCCTATCTACAACTAAATCCATATCTTTATGGAATGCTAACCCTTCATTCATTTCTATAAACCCTATAGATTCATCATAATTATTAATGAATGAATAATCTTTTATATTCATTCCTAATTCCTCTTCGATTCCTAATTCATTTTGATTTTTCATAATGATTGATTTTTGATTTAATCAAATATAGAAATAATATTTCAAATAAAAAACCCATAATCAATAAAAATTATGGGTATTAATATTAAGTCTCTTCATCGGAGCCTTTTTGTTTAGGTGTGAAGGTGATTGGTATGGTCTCTACATTT